CCGCCGCTGCGGCTCTGATTTCTGCGGCGGTGTATAGCTTCGCTTTGCCCTCTGGGGCGATGTTGTACAGGTTCTCCGGGCTGGTGGTGTTGTTGGTCGTCATGGTGTCTTGTCTCCTTCCTGCGCCCTGCTGGGCGCGTCCGTGGTTAGTCCTGGGCGTTGTCCTGCTGCGCGTGGTAGCGGTCCCGCATGGCGTACAGGCGGCGGGAAATGGTGGACCGGTCAACCATCAGCGCGGCGGCTATCTCTGCCGTAGTGTACCCGCGGGCGGTCATGGTCAGCGCTACGCGGTCCACCTGATCCCGGGCGACGCTCTCCACGCTCTCCCGCAAGATCGCGGCGGCCTCCGGGCTGGGTGCTATCGCGTCGCAGTCCGTCCCGGCCTCGGTGTCGATCTGCCAGCGCTCGGCGCCGTCGTCGTCAATGGTGGCGGATATGGCGCGGGCGTGTCTCTGCTCGGCTCTGCTTATGCTGTGTGCGGCCTGGGCTGCTGCCCGGTACAGGATCACCGCCAGCGGCGCGGGCGCGTCCTGGGCCTCGTTACGATCCAGCGCGGCACCCATCCGAGTCCAGGCGTCGGCGGCTACGGTCTGCGCGTCGTCCTCGGTCTCAATCCACGCGGCGCCGGTCTGGTTGCGGGCCTCTGCCTTCCGGCGCACGGTCCAGGCCATCGCCACAAGCGCGTTATACTGCTGTTCCCCGCTCATGCTCTCCCACTCGGCGCGGGCGGTCTTGGTGTTCTCGTTCATTGTCTGTTGCCCTCCTTTAGTAGTTTTCGGCGTTCTTCTGCTGCCGGTAGTATTCGCGGCGTGCTGCGTCGTAGGCTCTCCGCTGGGTAACGTTAAAGCCACAGGCGGCGAAAAGCTCGGCGCGGTCGGTGTAGTCCTTTACGCCCTCGCAGTTACCAAAGCAGGCGCAAACGTCATAATCTGCCTGCCAGTTAACACAGTATTCGTGATTAAACATTTCATTTGGTATAGCGTTTCATTTTCGCCACCTCCTTAAAAGCTGGGCTGCAGCCGGATTTCCCACGTTCCGCAGATGTCGCCCGCGGCGTTCTTCCGGGCCTTTTTCATAGCCTTTTCAATCGCCGCCGCCTTGTTTGGTGCGCTCACGGTAAACGCCTGGTGCTTGCCGCCATTGTCCACGCAGTGAAAAGAAAATTTGTAATTTGTCATCGTCTGTACCTCCATAAATTTTTGTTGTTCTGTGGTAACTTTGTAATTATCATTATAAGCGCATATGTTATCGTTGTAAATCGGCAAATTAACCAAAGAATTACCGACGCTATTGTGAGACTTGACAAAATTAACAAAATCGTTTACACTGTGCACAAATTGGCCGCCTGTCGGTAGACTATAAGCAGGCCGACCGGAAAGAGGTGATACAGAATGCAGGTTTCAAAACTGCTGCGGCACGTTCTTCTTGAGCGGGGAATTTCTGCAAGAGAACTTGCACGCCGTCTAAACACAAGCGGGCCGAATATTGCCCAGAAGCTGGGCCGCGATAATTGGAGTGTGTCCGATCTGGCCGCCATCGCCGCCGCCCTGGGCTGCGGCTTTTCGGTGTCCTTCCACCTGCCGGACGGCCAGACGATGACCGCGGAACAGTCCGCCCCGGCGGAACAGTCGGAGTAGACCACCCCCACCACCTGAACAGCAGCCCCGGAAAAATGCGGGGCAAAACACGAACAGCGCCCCCGGAGATTTTCCGGGAGCGCTTTTTTCATGCCCGAAACCGGGCGGAAAGGAAAACAAAATGCAGCTTTTGCAATTTGAGGACATCCACACCGGCGGCGACTATATCGCCGTTGCCACATCCGGCGACCTGTTCCGCGCCAGCTACAGCGAGAAACATAAAAATATGTTCTTCGCCATCCCGTCAACGTACCGCATCGCCGGGTATCGCCCCGCTGGACTGGTCGAGGGCGACCGCGTGCGCGTCCACCTGTACGACACCAACGGGCGCGAGATCGTTACGCGCCATTTCGGCGACGTGTTCACCGTCCGACGGGAATCCGGGCGGCTGGGCATCGACTGGAACACAGAGCGCAGCCCATACACCAGCCGCGGCGAGGTGTTCACCCCGTTTTACACATTTGCCCAGTCCGTAATTTTTGAGCAGCTCGGCACCGGTTATAAATTTTACTGGGACAACATCACAGACAACATCAAGCGAAAGGAGCGCTAAAAATGACCGCCTTTTCCTTCATCGTCACCGCTACCGGCGCCGCCACCCTGGCGGCGCTTTTTGTTCGCCTGCTGGACCGGATCGACCAGCCCCGCAAACGCTGAACAGCCGCCGCGCCGCCTCTGGGGAGTTGGGCGCACCAGCTCCACCCCATCGAGAAAAGTAAATTTGTTCCCTTGACACGGGGAACAGACTACACAACAGGAGGAACACAAAATGAACACCAACAAAACCGAATCCATCCGCTTTTTCTGGAACGGAATCAAGGTAAACGGCGGAAAGCTGATCCGCTGCTTCTACTTTACCGACAGCGACAGCGTGACAATAAGTGCCCGCGATTATGCCGACCTTCCCCGCGATATGTTCAAGGTTAAGAACGAAACCGACCTTTACACCGACTATTTCGACAGCGACAGCGCCACCCTGACCCCGGCGCACCCCCTCTATAAGTACGCCCGCGCCGCCGCCCTGAAGGCTGCCATGCGCGGCGAGCCGGAGTATATCGCCAAGCTGAAAAACACGGTTGAAAACAAAAAGCTTGCACCGTGGCAAAAGCCCGACGATTTCCGCGCCGAGATCGACCGGCGGCAGGCACAGCTTGACCGCAACGCCGCCGAGCTGGCCACCCTGCCCAAAGGCCACCCCACCGCCGCCGACGTGGAAGCCGTCCACGAGATGAACACCGCCGCCGAGTCAGCGCGGCTGGCGCGTGAACACGCCGAGCAGCTGGAACGCCGGGAAAAGGCCATCCGCACCCGCAACGAAAACCGCGCTTTCATCGAACAGACCGCCGCCGCACACCCCATCAAGGACGGCGCCCCGGTCGTCACCGTAGAATGGAGCGAAAACGGCGCTTTTGATGATGGTATGAAATTCTCCGTCGCCGCCGCCGAGATCATTTTCAAGACGCTGGACGAAAAAATTTCCGCCGACCAGGAACGCGGCTATGACAAAACCAGCTTTTCCATTGCGTATACCGACGCCGACGGCGAGCCGAGCACCTACGAAGGCCGCTATGACCTGGGCGACAACGACGGCGGACTCATCGCTCACATTCGCAGCTTTGGCGCGTTCCTGCGCGACAAGGGCAATTTTGGCAACGGCAAGCCCACCGACGAGGACAAGGAGACCGGCGCGGCCATCGTCGCCGTGGCCGACCTGCTGGAACAGTACACCGAGGGCGGGCGCGTGGTCTCCGTCATGCCCGCGCCCTGGCTGGAAGAATACAAGCGCCGCAAGGCTGAACAGGCACAGCAGGAGCAGGAACAGGCCCGCCAGGACTTCGCCGACATTCTGGAATCGGTGCAAATGCTGACGGATGAACAGATTGAACGTGCTGTTTTCGCCATCAGCCCCACCGACGCGGAAAAGCTGGACGTGGCCCGCTTCTTCCTTCAGGAGCTGCACCGCCGCGACGAGACAAACGCCCTGGCGGTGTTCCGTCGCTGGAAGCGCGGCGAAAATCCCGAACAGCCCGACTAAAAAATCCACATCCCCACCACGAACAGCCCGCCCCGGAGGTCACGAGGGCAGAAAGGAAACAAAATGAACGACCGCACCGCCGCCACCGCCGCCCGCTTCGGCATCTCTGAACAGTGCGCCGCCCTGGAGCGCGACCTGCTGACCCTCCCCGGCGCCGTCAAGGTGGAATTTGATCTCGATGGATTTTATGACCACATGGAGCAGGTGATCCTGCTGGTGAAATTCGACGTCGCGTACAGAAACTATTTCCGCGACCTTCGTGCCCTGCGCCAGGGCGTGATCGACACCGCCGCCCGCCACGGCCTGACCCGCACCCCGGACACCATCGAGAACTACGGCGAACACCTGTATTTCGTCTTTCACCACGACAGCACATGGGAACACCCCGTGACTGAACAGCCCGACTAAACCGAACAGGGGAGGCGCACCGCCTCCCCGGAAAGGAGGAACTCCATGAGGAGAAAAATTTTGCACAAGGCAAAACTCGTTATAACTGTAGAAAGTGACCGCTGCTCCGGGCTTATCAATACAATTTCTGTTTTTGATAACAGGACAAATAATTATTGGGGAGCCGAACAGATAAAAGAGCGTGGAATATTGCAATTTCTTAACACAGCGGACATGAAAGAAACCCTTAATTGGAATTTGAACGGAGACAGTTCTTTGTATCAATTCAAGTGGGGGCAGTCCAGCAGAAAATTCTCTGAAGGTATCGCCTATATTTTCCAGTGATCCGAGAAAACGCCATCATCTGAACAACGAAAGGAGAAATCACCATGCCAACCATCAAGTATCCCATCCCGGAGGCGGCCACCGCCCGCACCCACTGCGACGCCATCGCCGCCAATGCCGCCGTTTTGAAAGACGTTATCACCGGCGACCCCACCAGCGACACCGCTACCAACGCCATTTCCGCCATCCGCCACAGCCTGGACGAGCTGGAAGCCTACGCCGAACAGCGCCGCCAGGAAAACAGCGAACAGCGCGACGATACCCCCTATAAGCACGTCTATTACCGGTTATGTATGGGGCAAGGGAATGGACCAGGACAAGACCGAGAATTTCTACAGCGACATTCTGGGCCTGTTCGCCGCCGAGGGCTGGACCATCAAAGAGCCGTACCGTAACGGCAGCGGCGCCACCGTCGCCAACGGGAACAGCTCCCTTTATATCCACCCGCAGGCGGTCAGCGGCTACGTCACCGAGGAATTGATCCCCGCCGTTTCCGCCGCGCTGGAACACGGCTGCACCTTCCAGCACTACGCCACTGACATCTACGAGACCGCCTACAACTGGACGGCGCAGCAGTACCGGGACTATCTGAACAGCAAGCGCGGCGACATCAACGCCGCCCTGCTGGAAGCGTTCAAAACGCCCCGGCGCAACCTCTATAAATTCGACTACAACGCCCTGCCCGTGGTCATCAGCAAATTCCACGTCCAGCGTCTGGACGGCCAGAACGGCCATTGCACCGGCGACATCACCGAGCAGGTGATCCGCGAAATGTTCACAGCTCTTGTGAACACCGGCAAGATCGACCGGGGCGAGACCAAGAACGGCGCCGCCTACCGCACCGCGCCCCGGCGGCGCACCTGACGAAGAAAGGAGCCCCCATGCCCACACGAATCAAGACCCGCACCGCGGCCACGGAGCAGGAGCGCCAGCAGCTCCTCTCCGCCGCTGCCGCCCTCCGCACCGCCGCGCCGTACCTCAACGCCGAACAGCGACAGCGCGTCTGTCAGGCGGCGAACAACTGTATTGAACAGCACCGCCGCACCATCCACACCGCCGAGCTGGCCGCGCTCATCGCCCAGCGCGACGCCCTCACCGCCTGAACACCAAACCAAAATCTACAAGGAGGCCACCGCCCATGTTTACCTACGCCACCAAGAAAAACCGTTATGGAGATGAACACATCGCCGTTTCCGCCAACGGCGCCGAGATCGCCACCATCAAGCCCAGCTCCTACTACGGCAACACGGAGTATATTGTCAGCGCCACCATCGGAGGCGACGACCGCGGTGACTACCTGGGCCGCGCCTCCACCATCGCCGGAGCGAAAAAGAAGATCCGCGACTGGTACAGCGAACACAGCGCCGCCGTGACCACCGCCGCAGCGAACAGCCGCGCCGCCGATCTCCGGCGCCTGCCGTCCTTCGACAACAGCGGCTTTTACCCGACGCCCTCCAAGCTGGCGGGGAAAATGCTCTCCTGCGTGGACTGGAAAGGTGTTTTTTCTATCCTCGAACCCTCCGCCGGTAAAGGCGACCTTGCCGATGCCGTTACCGCTTTCGTCCGCAGCTACAGGAACGGCCGCCGTATCTCCTTCAACGAGAACGACACCTACATAGACTGCATCGAGCGCGACAGCGACCTTGCCGCCCTCCTGCGCGGCAAGGGGCTGCACGTGGTCCACGATGATTTTCTCACCTTCCGCAGCTTCAAGCAGTACGACCTCTGCATCATGAATCCGCCTTTCGACAGCGGTGACGAACACCTTTTGCACGCCCTCTCCCTCATGGAGCGCGGCGGCCAGATCGTCTGCCTGCTGAACGCTGAGACCATACGCAACCCCTACACTAACCGCCGCAAAATTCTTTTGCAGCAGCTGCACGAACACAACGCCCGCATTGAGTTCATTGAAAACGCCTTCCGTCATGCCCAGCGCCCCACCGACGTGGAGATCGCGCTGGTCTATGTGAACATACCGAAAAAAGAAATCCCCAGCGACATTCTTTCCTCCCTCCGCCGCGCCCACGAAAAGAGCACCCCAAGCAGCGAACAGGCCACCGACCTTGCCTCCGCCGACTGGCTGCAGAACATGATCGATGGCTATAACTTCGAGGCCGCCCTGGGCGAAAAGCTTATCAACGAGTTCGCCGCCCTCCGCCCCTACATGGACCCCGGCAGAGATCACGGAGAACCCCTCCTGTCCCTCAAGGTGGGCAACAGGAACACCGGCAACAACGCCACCATGCTGAACGCCTACCTTTTCGGTCTCCGCGCCAAGTATTGGAGCAATCTCCTGCGCCGTCCGGAGCTCACCGACAAAATGACCTCTGTCATGCAGCAGGACTATTACGGCAAGGTCAATTCTCTTTCCGAGTACGATTTCTCCCGCTACAACATCGAGACTGTCATGCGCGAGATCGCCCACCAGCTCTCCCGCGGCGTGGAGGATTCCATCCTCGACCTGTTCGAGCAGTTTTCCGCCAAGCACTTTTGGTACCCTGAGTGCGCCAACAACATCCATTACTACAACGGATGGGCGACGAACAAGGCACACAAGGTGGGTATGAAGGTCATCATCCCCTCCAACGGCTGCTGCGCCAGTTGGGGCCGCGAAAAGCTGGACAGCTACCGGGTGAACAGCCTGATCTCCGATCTGGAACGCGCTATGAACTATCTGGACAGAGGCGAAACCTCGTTCCACACGCCCATAGGCAACGCCATCCGCATCGCCAACGCCGCCTACACCAACAAGGCGGATTTCACCTACTTTACCTGCACCTTCTACAAAAAGGGTACCTGCCACATCAAGTTTAAGCCGGAGGCGTCCCGCATCATCGACCGTCTGAACATCTTTGCCGGTCAGAAAAAGAACTGGCTGCCGCCCACCTACGGCAAAAAGCACTACGCCGACATGACCGCCGAAGAACAGGCCGTCATTGACGACTTCCAGGGTGCCGAGTCTTACGAAAAGACCATCGCCGACCCCTCCATGCTCATCACCTCCGGCAGCGCCCTCATGGCGCTGCCCGGAATGTGAGCGAACACCACACGAAAGGAGCACCACACCATGACCCCCGAAAAGCTTTTGGAAAACCTCTACGCCATCGCCTATTCCCTCCCGGAACAGGAACGCCGATTTTTCTGCGCCCTGGAACCCGCCATCGACCCGAACACCCACGGCGAGATCAACGCCGGCCACCAGCTGGCGCTCCTGGTCCGCGCCATCCGTACCGACATGGCCCAGCAATACAAGCGGGATGACAAGCGCCGCACCAGTGCTACCGCCTTGCGGCGCCTGTACAACGCTTCCGTTTCCAAGCAGGGCTGGATCCGTTCCCATTTCGCCGGCGCGTTTCTGGACGAACAGGGCCGCCAGTGCATCACGGACGGCTTCACCCTCCTGCGCCTGAACACGCCCTCCACCGCGCTGCAATGGGCGCCGCCGCCCAACGACCCTCACGTCTACGACACCATACCGGAGATGCTGAACAGCGACGGCGCCACCGTCACCCTCAACCTACCAACTGCCGCCGAGGTACGCGCCAAGATCGCCAGCGACCGGGCAAAATACAAGGCCGAGTCCCACCCCGCAGGGGACACGCTCTCCACCTGCTTCAGCTGGGGCGACGGTCTGCCAATGGTCAACGCCCTTTATCTGCTGAACATTCTGGAGGCGCTTCCCGGCTGCACCGCCGCCTGCCGCCCCGGTGAGCTGTCCTGTGTCTATTTCCACAGCCCGGACGGCGACGCACTCATCATGCCCATCCGCAGGCACATCGCCAACAGCACCGACGAACAGGAGGAACAGGAATGAAAAACAAATTCTGCCCCTACAAAAAGACCTGCCGCGACATCTGCTACGGCGAGACTCCTTGTGCATTTGCACAAGCCTTTGACGGCCTTGCCCGCAAGATCGACCGCAAGACCGTCTGCATAGAATCCCTACGCGCTGAAAACGCCGCGCTGAAGGCACGGCTGGAACAGGAGGAACACAACGTATGAGCCACATCTGCAAAATGACAGGCATGGAGGCCGTGCTGCCCTGCGCCGCGCCGCAGTGTCCCGCCTACGGCGATTGTGCAGCTGCCTATGCCAAATCCCAGCAGGGCTTCCAGCTGGAACAGCACCCCAAAACAAACCTTGAACACTTCCGCGAGATGACGGCCGAGCAGTTGGCGGAGTGGATCATGTGTCCCTACTCCGCCGACCCCGACCTCTGCCTCGACGAGGATTGCGTCAAATGCTGCACCGACTTCCTCAACGCTCCCTATGACGGCTTTGACCTGGACCCCGAACAGCAGGAATAAAACAGCGAACAGGAGCGCCAAAAACGCTCCTGTTTTGTCGTATTTCCCACAGAACGCCCTTGCTATTGCCGCTTGAATGTGCTATTCTGACGACAAGAACAGCGAGGAGGCCAATACCACCCATGACACGAGAGGAATTTATTTTTGCCGCCCACAGCATCCTGCCCTACAGTTTCGAGGACACCAACGCCGCCCTGGACCGCGCCTTTGCCGCATCACCGGAGAAGCAGGCATACACGCCCCACGACGTACAGGCGCTGGACCTCGCCCTCCGACTTTCCGGGGCAGCGCCCGAGCTGTCCGGCATCGTCATGGACGAGCTGGACATAGAGGCGCTTTCCGGACCGGAACCGCAAATGACCGCTGCACAGTTTATCGACGAGGCGGAGCGCCAGGGCTTCCCCCGCCGCCTTGCGGAGCTGGTGACGCAGCACAGTGAACAGGAGACCTACGACATCGCCGACCTGGACGGACTTGGCATTCTCGATCTCGTCATCACCCCGGATCGCTACGACGACCCGGAGATCCACAAAATCATGCAGACCATTTTCTCCGTTTTCGACGGGGAATAATGATACATTAAAGTAGAAAGGGGAACAAAACTATGACTACAAACTACACCTGCCCGGAGTGCGGCGCCACCGTTACCCAGGAACAGCTCAGCATCAAGGGGATGTGCCCGGAGTGCGGCTGTCCCTCATCTACCATCTACGCCGCCCAGCAAAAAAAGGACGCGCAGGAACGTCGTGAAAACGCCGCCAAGGAAGAAGCCGCAGCCGCTGCACTGCCCAAGACTTCCGACATCAGATACAAAACCGGCGCCGCCAATATGCTGGAGGTGTTCGCGTACATCGTCTGGGTTTGCGGTGGTATCAGCGTCATTGCCATCGCCATCTCGGCCAGCCAGCTTCGTTATTCCTACTATTCCTCTGAGACAACAGGCACCACGCTGTTTTTCCTGGCGGTCGCCGCCGCTGTATCCGCGCTGTTTTTCGGCGGTCTGCTCTACGGCGCATCCAAACTGCTCATTGACGTTCACGCCGCCCGCGTAAACCTGGAACAGCTCAACAAAAAGAAGGAGGCGCAGCAGTAATGGCCCTCAAGACCTGTCCCCACTGCGGCCACAACGTAAGTGACCAGGCCATAAAGTGCCCCTCTTGCGGCAAGGACCCCCGTTATACAGACTTCCAGCTGGAACAGCGGGAACAGCAGCACAAGAAAAAGCGCAGATCCGCCGGTATCATCATCACCATCGTCGTAGTGATTATTGCTACTGTCTGCGCTATCTTTCTCCCGAACAGGATTCGCTATCAAAAAGGAATTGCTTGCCGCGCTGTTAAGGACTACGAAACTGCAGTTGATGTTTTTAATTCTCTTGGCAGCTACAGAGATTCCGCCCAAATGGCACGATTATCCATGAGGGATTACATTTACGCCCACCCAACCAGCAATGATCCCATATCCGTAAAGTACGCCGAGCAGTTAATAGAGGATGGGTATGGTAACGGGCTGGAACGCATTTTACCTCGGTATTTTGAGTATAGGCAAAGCACAACCACATCTCTCCCCTCAGACGTTCCAAGAGGCACGATTACCCATTCTTCTTAGTACAAAAGCAAACCCCGCACGGCATCCGCCGTGCGGGGTTCATTTCTTCTGCACTATCTCGTAGCAAGCAAGATCGTCCGACTTCCCATACAGTCCGCAAATGTCCCGGTTCTTACATTCACCGCATCTCCATCTGCGCTCACATTTTACACCAGACGTACTTTCTGGCCGTTCCGGTCGTTTCTTCACTCTCGACCCGAACGAAAACGGTCTATACTTCCCCACAAAACCACCACCCTTTCTTCAGGAGCATTTTACCCTATGCCGACTCTCCGGTCAACCGACCGGAATATTTTTTTGCTTGCTTCCCTTGACACGGTGCCTATACTCCATCATAGAAACACAAGAAAGGAGGCTTCCCCATGATCCCCTCCAACATCCAACTGGAAGATACCGTCACCCGCTGTATCGCCGACACCGAGAAAAAGGCCACCGGCAAAGTGATCTACATCCACCCTCTGCGCCGCTATTATGTGGTAGAGTTCCGCATGAAATACGGCAGCTTCCGCGAGTGTTACAACACCTGAAAATTTTTTCAAAAACTTTCAGAAGTTCCCTTGACACGGGGAGCATACTTAAAATTGCCGAAGGGGAGACCCCTTCCCCGACGGCTTCGGTGTACCCCCCGAATTATATAAGCCCTTCCGTAAGAAAGGCTGCACCGGTCTTACATCCATTCTTCCGGTGTTCCCAGCGCAATTCTGGCAGGAACGCGGTCACGGTGGCGCAAGCCCCTCCGCCGCACGTCAGCTCGCCCACCAGGACGTAAACAAGGTGGGGATCCGGTGTCGTAGCTCAGCTGGCAGAGCAGCTCATTCGTAATGAGCAGGTCGTGGGTCCGATCCCCACCGATACCTCCAAGCCGCCCGTTGGGGTTCTCGCGCGAGTATCATAACATGGCAGAGAGGCCCGCCGCCCAGTCCAGCCCATTTCGGGCATCTGGAGAAGCGTCGGGGCTGCCGGCTAAATGGCGTCACCCAGCGCCATAAGAGAACGAGGCTTCCGCCGCGCCGCCAAAGCGGGATATGGCGCGGCACCCCCCTCATGCAGACGTAGCTCAGTCGGTTAGAGCGCCACGTAGAGTGGATGCCGTTGGTTCGAGCCCAACCGTCTGCACCATAGGCGTGACCTCTTGCCTCGCAGCCGCACGGAGCGTAAGCCTGCGAAAGTGGTCTTTCCTGTGCGCTGTACGAAAGCGGCAGGACGAAGTAATTTATGTATTGGCTGGCACCGGCTTTGTAAAGATGAACGGATGCGACCGACGTACCGGCGCAGGGCTGAAAAGTTCCGTGGTTGGTTCGGGTGCCGGCGTGTGCGGCGAAAATCCGAGGCGATAACCTATAGATGTGGAAGCGGCGTGGTGGCGGCTGTCTTTGGACAAGGCCGCCGTGTAGGTCAGTAGCCATCCGCACCGGCACCCCGCCAACTGTGTCCCCGCAAAATTTGCAGCGTTAGTGTTCAACGGTCAGCACACCAGCCTTCCAAGCTGGGAGTGGCGGTTCAAATCCGCTACGCTGCTCCATGCCCGCCTGATGGATGACTTCCCCCGTCAGGAATGAAACCTCCGCATCTGGCAGCGGTGTCGCCGGGTCGAACCAGCCGGTAGCATGATTTGTGCGTGACAGCGAACGAAGGAACGCCCCACCCCATCGGGGAGGCGGGCATCCCCCAGCCCGTCCTCCCCAATCTCTACGCAGGAGCGCCATTGGGGCGCTTGCACGGCACACACAGAAATCTCCTTTCTGCTGCTTTGCTCGGACACATCAACACCCCCAATGTTCATGTCATCTTTTCCGTGCGCCGGCAAGCCATGCGGGTTCGACTCCCGCCTCCTGCTCCATCGGACGCGACAGGCGTCCGCGGTCCAGATAGGACCTCCTTTATAAATGCTGCGGCCGTAAGAAGCAGCACCGGGTTTTGTTCATTTTCCCCGGCTCCTGTTGGAATACAGGCAGGCCAAGCGATTTCTCCTTCCGGGCGGCGCGGTCTGGGCAACCCGCCGCCCAACCCCCTGGGGGGTTAGCTCAATCGGCAGAGCAGGCCGCTCATAACGGCCCGGTTCCGGGTTCAAGTCCCCGATCCCCCACCAGCCGCAAGGCGATAAAACGTTTCAGTCTAAAATCTACAACAGAAAGGAGGCACATTCCATGACCAAGAGCGAGTTTATTTCCACTCTGGCAGCAGCGACCGACATGAAGAAGTCCGACGTCGAGCGCGTGATCGCCGCCGCTGCCAACACCCTTACCGGTGTCATGCGCTCCGGCGACAGCGTGAATATCTCCGGCTTCGGCATCTTCACCAGCAAGGTCCGCGACGCGCACCCCGGCAAGAACCCCGCTACCGGCGAGGCCATCACCGTCCCCGCTAAGCGCGTAGCCATCTTCAAGCCCGCAAAACAGCTCAAGGATGCCGTCAACAGCTGACGCGCCATCCGCAGCCATACAAAATATCCCACATTACGAGCCGGACGGCACACCGCCCTCCGGCTTGTTTTGTAAACTATATTTCCGTTGCGTTTTGAATATCGGCAAATATGCAAACTCAGCCGGCGAAAATCATAACACGCTTTGAAAAAACACAACAAATAACCAAAGACACACTTTGCGAAACTTTTTACGAAAAGGAGAAACCTGACATGATCTACTTCGACAATGCCGCTACCACGCCGCCCGTTCCCGGCGCATTTGGTGCCGCCACACAGTGCGCCATCTTCGGCAACCCTTCCAGCGCCCACGCCGTTGGGCGCGAGGCTAAGGCCGAACTGGAATCTTGCCGTGCCATCATCGCCGACAAACTGAACTGCGAACCGGACGAGGTGTATTTTACCTCCGGTGCCACCGAAGCTTGCAACTGGATGGTCAGATGCCTCCGGCTGGAGACCGACGCCATCAACTACAACGGTACCGTTCACCACGCCGTTAGCGAGGCTGCCCGGTCATACCTCGTGCCCATCGCTACCCACGGCAAGCCCTCCGCCATCCTATCCCTCGTCAACAACGAAACCGGCCAGATAAGCAATGTGGACGCTTTCTGCCGCAACAACCGCCCCCACCGCATCGCCCTTGACGCCACCGCCGCCGTAGGCCACATCCCCGTGGACTTCAAGGCGCTGGGTGCGGACTACATGGCTTTCGGCGGCCACAAGTTCGGTTCCCTCAAGGGCATAGGCGCACTCATCGTCCGCCGCGGCTGTCCCATCGCCCCCATGATCTTCGGCGGCGCACAGGAGCGCGGTATGCGCGGCGGCACGGTCTCCGTCCCCCTTGTCAGCTCTATGGCCGCCGCCCTCACCTGGCGCTCCCTCCACATGGAGGAAAACGAGAAAGCTATCCGCGCCGTCGCTCAGGAGCTTATCATTTCCCTTGGCTGCCACCGTGTGGATTTCGACATCAATCTGCCCGGCGGCAAAAGCAGCAAGGATTGCGCTCCCCACATCCTTTCCATCCGTTTCCCCGGCGTCTACGGCGCTGCCCTCGCCGCCGCTCTCAGCGTAAACGGCGTCATGGTGTCTACCGGCTCCGCCTGTTCATCCGGCGACAACGCCGCCTCCGCCAACCTCATGGCCAGCGGCCTTACCGAGCAGGAGGCACTGGAGACCATCCGCTTCTCCTTCGACTGGTACAACACCACCGCCGAGGCATCCGAGGCCGCCGGCATCATCGCCGATATTGTCCCCACTCTCCGCCGCGGCTAAATTTTGAAAATTTTTTCAAATCTCTTGCACAAAATCCGCATTTGCCGGTAGACTATACTATGACAAAATTCTGTAAGGAGGACACTATCATGTCTATCAGCCCTGAAAAACTCAAGCAGTACATCTCCCTCAAGGAAGCAGCCCTCACCCTGCGCCCCGACTTCGCCGTAGACTGCAACGATCCCAAACCCGAAAGCGAAACCGCCACAGTCTCCGTCGTACTCCCTACGCCGTTCATCGGTCTGGACAGAACCAAGACTGCTATCGCTTCCCTGTTCACATTCTGCGACACGTTTATTGTCGCCGACAGCGATGTGATCCCCAATATCGTCCGCTTCACCTTTGGCGTGGACGGTATGCAGAAGGAGGAATGACCCCATGCTCGTCACCAACGTGATAAAGCGCGAATACCCCTTCACCGTCCGCCGCAAGCGGGACGGCGAGATTATGACCATGCTCATCACCGCCGAAAGCGAGTCCGCCGCCCGCCTCCTGCTCCCCGACACCGTGGAGATTTTGGAGCCCCGCGAACCCCACAGGAAGGAGGAATGACCTGTGCCCCGCAGCTCTGCCGCCGAGCGCAAGCTTTGTGCCGCAACAGATTCCTACATCAAAAACTGTGCCGCCACCGGCGCTTCCCCCCGCACCGTCGAGGCGTACACCGCCACGCTGGAGAACTTCGTCAACTTCTTCATCGAGTCCAAAGAGAATTACGCCGACCCCTCCTACGCCACCATCCTTTTGTGGCGCGACAACCTGATCGACAGCGGCTGCAGTACCTACACCGTCGCCCTCTACGTCAACCGGCTGCGTACCTTTTTTGACTACGCCAGCGACCCCGAGTGCGGCGGCTGGTACGCCAACAATCCTGTCTCCCGCCGCCTGACGCCCGACACCCGCAAGACCGCCCGTCGTCCCTACGATGTGCTTCTCACCGACCAGCAGGTGATGAAGCTTTGGCGCAACGACAAGCCCGCCACCGCCAAGGCGAAAACATGGCCCCGGAATTACGCCATCGTCATCATGCTTCTGACCACCGAGCTCCGCAACGCCGAGCTTCTGGACCTCACCCCGGCGGATCTCCACTGGGAGGACGGCGAGCTCTCCGTCGAGAGCGGCAAGGGCAGCAAGTTCCGCCGCATCGAGTTCCCCGACATCGCCCAGTCCGCCGTCCGTATCTATCTGGCCAGCGGCATCCGGCCGAAGGACCTTCCCGACACCGCGCCCCTATTCGGCAACACCGCGCCAAAGGGTTCCTTCGGTCCCCGCACCGGCGATGAGAGCCGCGAGTGGCAGCGCGGCTCCCGCCAGTGGCTCTCCACCCTTGTGGAATCCCACGTCAGGGCAGTCACCGGCGTTCCCGACATCCGCAGCCACGACCTGCGCCATGTAGGCGCCCGCATCGACCTAAACGCCGGTATGAAGCAGGAGGAGCTTCAGTCCAAGCTGGGTCACACCAATCCCAACGTTACCCAGCGCTATTCAGGCCGTCTGCTTTCCCGCACCGGCAAGCGCTCCGCCGCCCTCGTTCTCGAAGCCCGTGAGCGTCAGGCGGACATCAACGCCAACATTTTGGCCGGGAGGGTGCAAAATGCGTAAAGATTTGTCGCCCGCCATTGACGCGCCCGCCCGTTTGTGCTACAGTAAATGTGATGCAGCCCTCCCTTTACACACAGGTTGCGTCTCCCACTTTTCAAGCCCTCCCGCCGCCGAGTGTTATCCCCCCCTTCACTCCCGGCGGGAGGCATCTTTCTGTTTCGCCCGTAAACGCCCTCTGCGGCGTTTCTTTTTTACCCGTCAAACTACCCTCCTGTTAAAGTAGAAAGCCCCCTGTGACGCTCTGTGCGCCACAGGGGGCTTATTTTTATTTCCCCGGTCGTTTTTGTCCTATCGCCTTATGCGCTCCGCGGTCACTTCACGATCTCCCACGTGCCGCTTTTCCCGTCCGCGCTCCGCGTCACCTTCACGGTGTACGTTTCGGTCACGGTCGGCTGTTCCGGTGTCTCCGGCTGTTCCGGCTCCTGCGGCTTCTCCGGCTCCACATATTCCAGCCCGCAGAACTCGCACAGCGCCTTGCAGTCCGCCACGGCGCAATCCTCCATGTGCTCATGGAACCACGCCGCGTCCTCCGGGTTGTCGTGGTACACGTGCTCCTGGTACACGGCGTAGGCGTTCGTGTCATCCAGCTCGTGCAGGTCGCTCCGCGTCGCCGTCCGGCAGCCGTGGGGGTAGATGGCCTTGCGGTACTTCACCATCAGCTCCGCCAGCTTCTTCCCGTTGACGCTGCTGGGGTGGTACATGGACAAAAATCCCTTTACCGTGCCATGCCCGGTGGGGCCGTTGGTGCTGCCGTTGGTGTGGGACACATAGTGCACCTTTGCGCCCCACTTGTTGCTCTCCTTGATGGCGCGGTACATATAGTCCGGGCCGTACTCGTCGCTCATGGGCGTCCGGCGGGGACCGCGCATGATGTCAAAGCCGCACCGCTCCAGCATGGGCTGCAAAATGTCCAGAAACTCGTTATTTTCGAGAGTTTCGTAACATTGCTGGCCATCGGGACGCTTATAGCAGCACTGGTTGGCCTGGTGGTACGCCGGGGACAGATAGATCTTCGGCTTCTCCGCAGGCGCGTCCTCGTCGCTCTCCTGATAATCCGGGTAGCCGAAGGTGTACGAGGACTTCACGCTGGCGTACTCCTTCTCGTACACGCCGCCGCCGTTGATCACCACGCCGCTCTGCGGGCTGGTGTTGCCCTCGATGGTGCGGAAGCCCTTGCCCACGATCTCCGTCACGATGCCCGTGTGGTCATCGCCGAAGAATACCTGTGCGCCCACCTTCGGCGTAGTGCCCAGCTGCCCCGCAGCCTTGAAATACCGCTTCAGGTAGTACACGCCCGCGCCCAGACTGTCGTCCGGCAGGTTCTGCAGCCGCTTCGCCTCTGCTACGCCGAACGCCTGCACGTTCACCCACGCCACGAACGTGGTGCACCACGGGTATCCCTGCTTTTTCCCGTTATAGAAATGGGGGATGGCGTCAATGTCCCGTGCGTACTTCGTGAAGTTCTTGTCCCCGGCGTTGGCGGTCTTGCTGTCGAGATAGTGTGTCTCCGGCGTGTCGTTGGAAGCCTTCTCAAGATAGCCCAGCTCCTCCCGGGCTATCTTGATGACCTTACTGGCGCCGTTCATACGGCCTCCTCCACCTTGTCCTTCAGCTGCTTCGTGATCTGATTAACGCCGGTCGCCGCCAGACCGCTGACGATACCCACAGCCGCGCTGGTGATGTAGTCCTGCGCGGGATAGTCGGGGATGATAAACATACCCACCACGCCCAGCACAAGGCCGCACACGCCCATGATGACCGGGATCCACTTGTCGTTCAGCCCGCTGGCCTTAACAGCCATGCCGATGAGGTAGCACACGACGGTGATCGCCGCCACACTTGCAATGCCCAAAGATGCAAAATCCATACTGTTCTTCCTTTCCGGCGTCAATGCGCCTGTCCTGTTTGTGTAAAACAAAATGGGACTGCAGCCGGTGTTCTCCACCGGCGCAGCCCCATTCGGCTTTCTACCGCGGCCCCATTGCCGCGAGTATTTGTTTGTGCGGTTGTCTCTTACTTTGCTTCGGTCTCGCCGTACACGCTCTCGATCAGCGCACACAGCTCCGTGTACTGCTCGTCCGTGATGCGCCCCACGGCGTAAAACACGTCGCACTTCTGCTGTGCCTCCTCACGGGTTTTGTAGAACCGCTTGTTGATGAGCTTCGTCATAATGTTGTACATAGTCGTTCTCCTTTCAGTTTGTTACGCTTCCTTATGCAGCCGGATGCACACGATGCCACTGCCGCCCGCGCCAGCGGTGGTTCCGCCGTTTTCATTTTGGCCACCGCCTCCACCGCCAGTGTTAGCAGCTGCATTCATGTTCGCGGCATTACCTCCGCCATTACCGCCGCCGCCGTCACCACCAGCTGTAGGCGTACCAAGAATGTTCCCTGCGCCTCCTCCGCCCGCATAGAGTTTGCCGGTTGTCTCTCCAAACTCGCGCGTAGTAGTTCCTTGGCCGGTGCCTATAGGATAGGTAGTCGCGCTGGGCTGAGGGTTTGCTGCACCGCCATCACTTCCATCGCTTCCTCCTGCACCTGCAATATTGAAGGTCGACGTTATGCCGCGCCCCACACTCTGTCCGCCGCCAGAACCACCGCTGCCGCCGCAAATCAGCACTCCGTAACCCGCGGAATACACAGTTCCGCCAGAAGTCATTACAGTAGGTACTCTGCCGCCCTCGGCAGTTGAACCAAACGCGGTGGTATCACCACCATTTGTAGGCGCTGTTATGTTGGATTCGGTGGTGTTCTTCTTCCCGGATGAGCCACCGGCTCCCACAACGATTTGATATTCAGTATTCGCTCGCGGTGTGATATTCAGCAGCGTCACCGTTTTTCCGCCACCGCCTCCACCGCCGCCTCCATAATTGGTGGAGTTGCGATACCAGCCGGTGCAGCCGCCAGACCCGCCTCCAACAAGGAATGCATCAATGGCTACTTCCTTGGGGAATTTCAGCACACCACTTGTCAACAGCTCTACAACGCCGTCCTCAAGGCGCTCGTTGTACTGCCCCGTATAGGTAAAATCTAACCGGTCAACAGTACCCCCCCCCCGCAATTAACGCTTTACCGATAATCATGCTCATCCGATAACCTCCATATCCGCCTGATAGATGGTTTCCACAGCCTCGCCCAGCTGCTGCGTCAGGCTGTCTATCTCGTTGTTGGCTTCCTCCAGTGCCGTCAGCACCTCTTTGCCGTCACGGTAGAACTTGCCCTCCGTGTACGTGTCGCCCATGCCCACCGGCCTGTCACCGGTGTACACGGCGGAGGGAAAGAACTGCTCGTTCCGCTTGTCCATTTCGATGATGTTGGTAACAACACCGTTTTCAACCAATGCGTATCTCACTTAATCACGCTCCTTAATCCGAAATCTTGGTGGCGTTTGCGGTGAACCATGCGTAGAACTCCGGGGAAACTACCTGATAGCGGTTCCAGAATTTTATGGTTTTTGCTGTTGCTTGTAGCCATGTGTTGTTGGTAAAACTATACACTTGTACATAATTTGCCGACAAGTCGCCGGGGTTATGCCCAAAGCACAGATCTTTATTGGAAGAAAGTTCTTGCACACCCATCACGCCATAAAGACTGGAGCCAGCATAGGCAAGTGTCCCGTCATAATCAAAGTTCTCTGTAAACAGAGCGCTTGGCATGGTAAGTGTGTCATTGAACTTCCACGTTCCACTCAGCACGTTCTCAGTGGGGTCGTCTTGGTGCAGACGGATACACACGATACCTGAGCCCCCCGCAGTTCCTTTCCCGCCGGGACTGGAACTATCATAATATCCTTTCCCGCCACCTCCTCCGCCGCCGGTATTGGCCGTAGCGTCAGTTGTAGAATTACCTTTTGCGCCGCCCCCTTCACCACCAGCTCCCGAAGTTCCAATGTCTCCGTATTTTCCCGCGCCGCCGCCACCGGCGCCGGCATACAGCTTACCGGTTGCTTCGCCAAATTCTCGCGTGGTAGCGCCTTGTCCTTTTCCGGGGCTTCCGGTTGCCGGAGATCCGACACTCCCACCATCCGATCCGTTTGACCCGCCATCTCCGGCGTTCACCTGCCCGGTTGCGGCGACGCCTCCTTTTCCGCCTCCAGAACCCCCGGCGGCAACAGTTCCACCTGAAACCGTATAGCCAAAAGCCGAAGTCTCACCGCCGGAGTTGCCGCCTCCGGTGCCCCCGGCACCAATAACAACTTGGTATTCCACCCCTTTTCGCAGCAAAGCATTTACGATAGTTCTTGTGCATCCACCGCTTCCACCGGCTCCGCCGCTGTTGGATAATACAACAGTCACACCACCGGCACCACCGCCAACCATAAACACATCCACATACGTGTCCTTCTTCATCGTCAGGATGCCGGTTTCCAAAAACTCCACTACACCGTCTGCGGTACGCTCATTGAACGTACCGCCCGTGTAGGTAAAGTCCAGCCGATTGGCAATTCCGCCGCCCCCTGCTGTCACCGCTCTGCCTGTAATTGCCATATAAACCTCCGTTCCCGACCTCCGAAACGGAGGCCGTGTTTATTCTTTGTGTAGCCTTATGCACACGATGCCAGAGCCGCCAGCCCCTGAATAAGAAAAGCGTCCTGAATAAATTTCTGAACCTCCAGCGCCTCCACCACCCCCGCCGAGGTTATCAGTTCCATTAGAGCCTGAACCAGACCTGGGTGCACCGTTTCCTCCTCCCCCCTCTCCCCCTAAACCAACACTCCCGTAATAACTACCCGAATAACCATCCCCGCCTCCGCCAGCGCCAGAATACAGTTTGCCAGTGGCTTCGCCAAATTCTCGCGTTGTGGTGCCCTGACCAGTACCGCCTTTATCTGAGGAGGAACCTGAGGAGGAACTACCCCCATCAGCACCGTCCGAACCGCCGTTTGCCGCTTTTGCTACCCTCGCGCCAGCACCTCCTCCTGAACCTCCCGAAGTCACCGTTCCGCCAGCAGCAGTAGAGCCGAAAGCGACAGTATCTCCTCCGGGATTTGCGCTGAGACCGCCATTGTCGGGTGTGTAAGTTGCAGCGCCACCAGCACCGATAACGATAGGATACTCTGTGTTTACTCTTGGTATGATGTTCAATAGAGTTTTGGTAGTTCCCCCACTTCCGCCAATTCCACCAGCAATGGCACCAGAAGTGGCCCTCGACCCTGACCGTCCAGAAGAACCCCCTCCAACTAAAAAGGCATCAATGGCCGCTTCCTTCTTGACCGTCAGCACACCACTTGTCAGCAGCTCTACCACGCCATCTTCCAGCCGTTCGTTGTACGTTCCGGTGTACTCAAACTCTAATCGTTTAGCAGTACCCCCCCCCGCAATTTGCGACTTACCGATAATAACCATCGTTAAACTACCTCCTTCACTTCGTACACCGTCACCTGAACGCTCAGGTCAGCGGTGGGCTTTTCTCCCACAGCGTAGGCGGTGAATGTCCCGTTGTTGTTGGCGATGTAGATAGCGTTGGTGCCGTCGTCCAGCATCTGCTGTATCGCCGTTGCGTCTGCCTGAATGTCCGCCTGACTGGTGGCTGTTCCGCCTGTGATGGTCACGCCCTGGGTGTAGGGGCTTGCGCTCCCTGTCCAGATTGCCGCCGCCAGCGTCAGCGATAGCTTGTCCGTTATGTCCTGCTTTTCCGGCACAGCGCCGCTCAGTTCCTCCACCTCGTTGCACAGCGCGTTCAGGTTCTCCGCGTTCAGTGCAGGCGGCGCATCGTTGTTCCATCCGGGGTTCGTGTAACCTGCCATATCGTCCCTCGCTCCTTTCGTCCGTCAATTTTTTGCTACGGTCCACAGGGCGTCGCCCTGCCGTATCAGTATCTGTGCGCCCTCCGCGCTCCCAGTCTCAGCCCACGGCACCGCGCAGATCAGCGCCTGCTGCCGCGTGTTGTCCTGCGTCTCGCAGGTGATCTCCGCATTGACGAATACCCGCAGCACCTCGCCCTTTCGGTTTTTCAGGAATAAGGTGTTCTGCGTCAGCGCCAGAGCAAACAGCGCGTCCCGCTTTGCCAGCGTGTCGCTGTACTCCGCATTGGCGCCCACCTCGCCGATGTAGCCGCTCAGCTCGCCGCTTTGGTACAGCTGCGGCACCATCTGCACCGTTGGGTATCGGGTGAAGTTTTCCAGCAGCGTCGGTCGGTTGTTGTTGCTCACCGTCCCGCTCTCCACGTTCAGGCTGAACCGGAATAGCTCCTCCACCCGGTATACGTTGTCGCCGTCCTCCGCGCAGGAGAGTATCGTCCAGTCCCACAAGCACACCGTCACCGGCTGGCTGGGCAGCGCCGTGGTCACAAAGGATCTCTCCCCCACGCCGAATACGTAGTAGGTGTACGTTCCCTGCGAGGCCGCCGCGCAGTCGATCACGCTGCGCTCCGCGTACCCTACGTCCGCCACGTGCACCAGCGCCGCTGCGCCCTCCTCTCTGCGGTATACGGCCCAGCCCGTCAGCGGCTCCTCCGCCACGATGTTGCCGCCCCGCAGGTCTGTGGCGATGTCCGCCAGCAGCAGCGTCCTGTCGCCGAACTCCGGTGTGTACCCCGCTGCGCTCATAAGTGCCGTCACCACCGTGTCCGTCAGCTCGCCCTCCTCTATCCACAGGTAGTCGCACACCTGTGCGCCAACCAGCTTCACGTTCACCACGGTCATATCCGCCATCACCGCGTCCGCCATGTATTTCAGCGCCGAGAATTGGCTGGCCCGGGGGAATAGCCTCACCGACGGTTCCAGACTCTCCGCCGGGAATAGTCCCCGCTCATACCGCCGCCGCACGTACAGTTTTCCGCCCGTCAGCGCCACCGTCAGCTCGTCCTCCGGGGCAAAGGCAGCGTTCACCCAGCCTATCTCCGCGCCACCCTGCATAGCCCGCACCGCCGTTGTGCTCACCGTCACCGTCAGCGACTTTCCGTCCGCGCCGGTCAGGTTGAATAGCGTCGCCGGCAGCGCCTTGACCGTTCCCTTCCATACGATGCTTATGGGCGTCGTCAGCGCCATCGCTTCGCCCGTCACCGTGTCCCATGTCACCGTGGATCCGGTGCTCAGGTTCAGCTCCCCGTTTCGGATGGTGTATTCGCCCTCCGCCGTGCCCGGTATGTCGTAGGCGCCCGGCCACGACACCAGCACACCGCTCTGCTTCCGCTTTACGCACGTCACCACCGCGCCGGTATAATTGCTGGCGCTGTATTGCACCGCGAACTGTACCCAGCCCGTGTCTGCCACCACGCCGTTGCTGGTCTCCACCCGGCACCGCACGGCGTATTCCTGCCCGGTGAATAATCCGTCGTAGTAAAACGCCAGCTGTGCCGTCGCCACGTTGCCCGTGTCGTACAGCACGTCCTCCGTGTCCATTGCCGGTGCAAGCTGCCACCGCGCCCAAATAATGGGGTCGCCCTGCGCCTGCGAATAGCTGGCCGTCCACGTCATCTCCTTCGCCGCCACCGGCTTCGTAAAGTCGTTGATGGTCAGCACCGGTGCGCTCCGGCACACGAATACCGATGCGCTCTGCTGCGTCACGCTGTCCGCGTCTGTCCACCACTGGGTGATGAGCAGCTTGTAGCTGTTCCCGTTGGTGATTCCCGCCGCAGCCAGCGCCTCCGCCGTGATCGTGTAGCTGAAAAACACCACATCGCCCTTGGCGTTTCGCCCGTAAAAGGGGCAGTTGTCCGTCCGTTTTCCCGAGTCGTACAGCTGTGCGCTCTCCGCCGTGTTGGCCAGAATTTTTATCTCAAACGCCGTCATGGCGTTCTGTCCGTCCACCTGCCAGGTCACGGTCATGTTTTGGCTTGCGTCCACCGTCCCGTTGCCCAGCGCTCCCAGCGTGGAGGGCGTGATATTTGTCGGCATGAAAAGTGCCATATCGTCCTTCCCTCCTTCCGTTTATGTCTTTGTCTCCGTTTTCAGCGGCCACACCGTCACCGTCGCCACCGGGAAGTCCGCCACGCTGGTGGCGGATATGGTCATCTGCCCCTCTCCCGTCAGCGGGCGGGAAAAGCCTGTCACCAGGTGCCGTTCCGTTGGGCTTCCCTGCTTGTCCCGGCGCACAAGCGTCACAAGCTCGTTCTCCTTAATGTGAAAGATCTGCCCACAGCTGATGTCCACACTCTTCTGCAGCACCGTGGACCGCTTCAGCTCCCACTCTGCCCTGTCCCGGCACATGGTCTCCGTTGCGTAGCCGTCCTCCTCTGTCCACACCGTCTTGCGGCCTATCAGCTGTACGTTTGTGTCGCTCATGGGGTCGTTGTTGGTGGCTCTCGCCCCCGGCTGGCTGTTGTCGTCCAGCGCCGCCCCCAGCACGATGTAGTCGTTGTACACCTCGGTGTTTTGCGCCGTGTATGTCATGCCCAGCAGCGTCGCCTCCCCCATCGAAAAGGCGTAGCTGACGGGCTTTTCACTGTCCAGCAGGTCGTCCTGACTTGGGTCTATCCGCAGCCGCCCCGTGGCGTCGTAGCCGATCCATGCGTTCAGCATCTCCGCAAAGCCCAGTATCACCTCCGCGTATGTGCCGCTTCCCGGATCCACCTCCAACGTGTACGGCGCGTCCACCAAATTTACTTCGGTTCCGTCCGTCAGTTTCTGCTTCTTGCCGTTGTAATACTCCGTGTACACCGGGGGGATGGGGTCTACCTTCCGCCCGTTTCCCTTGTCGTCCTGCAGCAGGGCGTTGATCTGCTGAAAGATGTTCACGTTCAGCTTTCCCTTATAGGTGCCCTCCAGCTTGCCCCACAGCGTCCCGTCCAGATTGGCCCACTTGTCTACCAGCTCGTACTGCATCAGCCGCCGTCCCGGCTCCACCGTTTCCTGCGGACTCTGTATCAGGAAAACGCCCTGCTGTATGTAGTAGTCCTCGCCGTTTGGCAGCACCAGACCCTCGTCCAGCGCGATCTCCTGCCCGAACCACAGGTGGTTTACGTTGTAGTCGAACGCGCCGTCCACGTTCCCCAGCGTCACACTGGCCGTTCGCCTCACGCCGTTTTGCAAATTTACCGTCAGCGCCCCGTCGGCAACAAAGGCGCCGCTGTGCTTATTTCGCGGGTTATTGTCCACGAAGAACGCCGTGCTCCCGTCCGGGTTCAGAAAGCGCAGCCGGCACAGCTTCTGAAACCGGCCCTTCAGCGCTCTCAGGTACGCCAGATATTTCTCCTGCTCCGTCATGGCACGTGCCCTCCGTTCAGCTGCGCTTACGCTTCTTCCTGTCCTCCGCCGCCGTCAGCGCGTCGCACTCCTCGTCCGTGGCCGCCCTGATCTTCCGTATGTCCGGGTTTCCCTTGCGGTACTGGCTCTCGCGGGTGATGTAGTACCGTCCCGTGATGCCCGTTATCGGTATCTCTCTGCCGCTTTTCATCACCAGGATGTGCCGCGTCTTTTTCGCCATAGTCCAGCCGTCCTTTCTCACATATTCCGTCCGTCCGCGTACATGAAAACCATGTGGTTCCCAGCGTTCTTCCCCTCGCCGAATACCAGCACCACCACCTGCGCCCCCACCGGGGCCGCCGCCATCGTGCTCACATAGGGGAGAAAGCTCTCCGTTTCGTCAAAGGGTCGTTTTACGCCGATTTTTCCGTCTGCCGCCGCGGTTGTCACCTGCGCCCGGTACTGCCGTACCATATCCGTCTGCGTCTCCCGCACCCGCCGCACATAAAAGTTGTTCCACAACCGCTTTGCCAGCTCCGCCAGCGTCTTTGCGTTCTCGTCCATGCTCTTATCCTCCGTAGGGCTTCACGTTGTGCGCCATCCGGCACATCTGCGCCACCGTCAGGTGCTCCGCCTGCTGCTCCGTCAGCGTGATGCCCTTCACGTTATAGGTGGGCCCGCTGTGGTCGCTGTAGCTGCGGTTATCGCTGTTTCCCGCCACGCTGCGGCTCACCGGCGTCTCGCCGTACAATCCGCCCAGCTCGTTCACCCTGGCCCGGAACCGCGCATCCGCCGACGGCTTCAGCATCTTCGCCGTCACGTCGGGCGGCAGCACCATCTCGTCGTCCACCGTGGCCTTTATACCGCCCAGCCCGTGCAGCACACCGCCGCTGTCGTACTTTTTCTTCCGTCCCCCGCTGACGGCGCCGATAATGCTTCCTGACACGATGCTCTTCCGGTTTGACTTTCCACTGTTCGGCAAAGAAATGTTGTTCTTGCCCATGCTGATGGCATCCGAAAGGTTCCCCGTCGGTTTATTGGATACGCTGGCTTTCTCGGAGCTGGTGGATTTCCGCACGCCGGTCAGGTTGCCGACCTTTACCTCGGTGTATCCCGACGCATTGCCGGTCGCGTTCCGTTTGACCTCTACCGGCGTACCTCCCGCCGTGATCGTCACGCCTGCCGCAGCCGCCTTTGCCGCCAGCACCCCGTTGGCCCATTCCCACCAGTTCTGCACGCTCTGATCCAGCAGGACTTCCTCTTGAGCCACCGTTTCACCCAGCGCGTTGATGTATTCCTCCAGTGCGTCAATTTTCAGCTGGTACGCCGCCTCGATGGCCTTTTTCCTCGCCTCCAATTCCTCAATGGCGAGGTCCAGCTCCATCTCCCGCTCATAGTCCCGCAGGTCCTTCTTCGCGTCCGCAAGGTCCTCCTCGGCCTGCTTCACTTTCTCCGGGTCCGCGATCCACTCCCACTGCCCGGACTCGGCGTTGTACATCCGCACCGTGCGCTCGTTCCGGGCGTTCAGCAGCGCGTCCTGCTTCCGCATGACCTCCAGCCGCAGCTCCTCCAGCTTCTCGGCCCGGTCTATCTCCTCGTTCTGCTTCTTCAGCGCGTCGATCTGCGCGTCTATGGCCGCCAGCTCTGCGTCCCGCTGCTTTTCCAGCGCATCGATCTCGTCCTGATACTTCTTTTTCGCCGCGCTGCTGCCGGAACCGCCGGAACCGCCGCCGCTATAACCTCCTGTGTTTCCGGTGGTGTTGTTCCATCCGCCGCTGGGCGCCGTGCCCGTCAGTTTTCCCCACGCCTTGTTCGTCAGGTAGGATTGGGCTTCCTCCAGCGTCTTGAACTTTTTGTTGGCGACCAGCACCATCGACTGCTGGTATATCCGCCCCGCGTTCAGCAGGTTGCCGTATGCCTGGGTGGTATATCCGATGGTGGCCGCCAGCGTCCGCAGCGCACTGATCTGCTGGCTGAAATTCAGCTTTGTGTTGCTGGCCGTGATCTGCGCCGCCACCAGGTCGTACAGCGCCTTGCCCGTATACCCTGCCTGCTGCGCCTCGGAGATCAGTTTGTTTACGTAGTCCTGCGTGGCCTTTTGCGTCACGCCCAGGATCTCCTGCACCCTGTCATAGGCCGCCACCAGCTGCTGCTGCTCGTCCGATACCGCAAAGCCATAGTTAATGGCCTTTCGTATCGTCTCCACTTCCTCCTCGCGGGCCTCCTGCAGCTTTGTCAGGGAGTAGTAATACTCCTCCTGCGTCTTAGTGCCCGCCTCCATCTGGTCCTGCACCAGCTTCACCGACGCCTTGTACTGCGCCAGCGATTCCACGTCCGCCTGCACCATCTGTACAGGGGTCACGCCCATGCCGTTGCCCACACTGTCGCCGCCGCCAACGTATACCTTGGCTCCTGTGCCGTGCAGCTCGTTCCATGCGTCCCACGCCTCAGACTCTGCGTCCCGTACCGCCTTTTCCTGCTCCTCGCGGATCGCCCGCAGCACCTCCAGCCGCTTTTCCTCCGCCTCCGTCAGCTCTCCGGTCTTGCTTATGAGCGTGTCATACTCGTCCTCGGTCTCGCCCAGCGCACTCTGTGCCGTTTCCACGCCCGCCAGTGCCTTTTCATAGGCTCGCGCCTTTTCCGTGCTCAGGCTGATCGCCACGGCCAGCGCCGCAAAGATCGCCGCGCCCACGCCCAGCTTCGGCAGCATTGCCAGCAAGCCCTTCATCTGCCCGGAAAGCTGCGTGATCGCCATAGCGTTGCCGCCTATGGCGGAGGTCAGCGTTCCGAAGAATGTCCCCACGCCGCTGTTCATCAGCGCCGTAAAGCCCTTGTTCGCCAGCGTCAGCACACCCACCAGCAGCCCCAGCTCTATCACCAGTCGTCCGGTGTCGCTGTCCAAAAACTCCACCAGCGCGATCACCTGGTCCAGCGCACCCTTTATGGTGTCCGTCTCCACCAGGTGGCTGATGAACTCCGTCCACTTGTTGTGCAGTATCTCGGTCTTGCGGGTCCAGCTGTCCAGCGCGTTTTCCACTTCCTTGTCCGCGCTGCCCACCGCGTCGGCGTAGTCCCCCAGCATGGACTCGTACATATCCCAGTTCTGGATCAGCGCCAGCAGCTGCGAGGTACGCAGCTTTCCGCCGATGTCGCTGACCATCTCCATCAGCTGCTGCTCCGTCAGCAGCCCGTCCTTCATACTCTGGGCCAGCCCGGCAATGGCCTTCATGGGGTTTATCACGCTGCCCGTGGCCTGCGCCGCGTCGTAGGCGTCCTTGGCGTAGACCTTGATAACGTCCCGCAGCCCCGCGATCTCGCCGGTGGTCCACGTCACACCCTCGTCGATTTCCGTCTTGGTATCGCCGATGATATTCAGGAAAAGTGCCCGCAGCGCGGTGGCGGCCTCTGTGCCGGACCGCTGCGTCACAGCGGTGATCGTGCCGATAGCCGCCGTCAGTTCGTCTGCGCCCACATGGGCCTGCGCCGCAATAGGCGCCACCTTGCCCAAGCCTTCGGCAATTTTTTCTATTGACGTTGCGTAATTGTTATCAATTTCATTTGCTCCATCGAGAACCTTCGTCAGCTGCTCGATGCTGCCCTGATACTTGTACGCCGCGTCCATAGAGAGCAAAAACTGCTGTGCAGTCTCTGCGTCCGTGTCGCCCACGATCTGCGTCTTTGTGGCCAGCTCCGCCAGCGCGGATGCCTGCTCGCCGTAGCCTGCGCGGCTGAAGTTTGCCACGCTGTTCAGGTACTCGTCCGCCGCCACGCCGTAGGCGCTGGCGGTGTCGTATGCCTGCTTCTCGATCTTATTCAGCTCCGCCGTGGTCGCGCCGGTGACTTTGCGTATCGTCACCATCTCGTCGTCCACGTCCTTCATGGTCTCCAGCGCTTCCGTGAAACTGCGCTTTAACCCGGCAATGGCGTTGCCCATCACCTGCCACAGCGCCATCTTTCCGGCCACGCGCACAAAGCTGTCGCCCATCAGGTCGGCAAAGCCGCTGCTCTCCTTGGCCGCCGTCCCCACGCTCCTGACCGACTGCGCCGCATTTTTCGTGCTCTGCTGCACCTTCCCGCTGGCGTCCAAATATGCTTTTTCAAATACCGCCGCGCTCTCCTTGGCGCTCTTGCCGCTCAGTCCGCTTACGCCGGTCAGATCCTCTATGCGGCTCTGCATGGCGGTCGGCGCGTAGGTGCTGCTCTGCTGCGCCGCATAGGCGCGGTAGGCATCCTTGGCCGCCCGCACCTGTGCCGCCGCCCTCTCCGCCGCCTTGGCCTGCGCCGTAAAGTTCTGCGTCACCTTCTTGCTGGTGATCTCCATCTCGCCGCTCTGCATATTCAGCGATTTGGACACCTGCACCACTTCGCCCACCTGGCGGCTGTAGTCCGCCACGGACCGGCGCAGCTCGCCCTCCGGGCTGAAGGTCTCCGTCAGCTTCTGCAAACTCTGCCGTGTGGCGTTTATCTGTACATCGGCGTTCTGCGTATTCACGCCCAAAGTCACCGGGCTGCTCTGCAGCTTCGCTATCTCTCCCTTGAGCTGCGAAAAATCAGGTACAGCCGTTACTTTGAAAATCGCCATACGCTACCTCCAATCGTCCTCTTCCCGTATCACGCCCATGTCCGCCGCCAGCTCCAGCGTGGGGTCCGCTCCGTTCATGGCCCGCACCAGTGTTTCTTCCGCCCTGCCGTCCAGCATCTCCTCCACGAAGTTGCGGAAAAATGGCCTGTTCTTTGGCCGTCTTCCCCAGTTGTACGCGGGGTCGTTTTTCTCGATCCGGTTCACCAGGTCGTCCCCGTCCACATGGGGGTTTATGGGTTCTCCGTTGCCGTCCGTTGCGCCGCTGGGGTGATACAGCAGCGTCAGGTTCATGCCGCCGTCCCGCTCATCCGAATACACCGTGGCGCTGGCGTTCATGTCCGCCAATCCCTTCGTGCCGCGCCGGCGCACATACTCCTCCGGCACCAGCTTGTCGTATACGTCCTCTACCACGTGCTCCCGCAAGCACTGCCGCATTTCCTCCGCCAGTGCGGGGCGCGATGCGCGAAAGGCATCCTTCACCTGCTTTTCCAGCGCGGCCATGTCCTGCTCAAACCCGCTGAACTGCCCCACCAGCTTCGCCATGTCCCGCGCCTCCCCTCTCTCTCATACGCCAATGCGCTGTCTTGCTTCAGCGCACTCGCGTCTGCCCCCTCCCCCGCCTTGCGGCAGGGGAGGGGATTTTTTGTTGTCGTCAGGCTTCTTTCACGCTCACAGCGCACTGGTCGGTAAACGTGGTGCCTTCGTACACGAAGGTCACGGTCATGTCACAGTCGCCAGCAGTGGCCCCTGCGGAGATCAGTCCGCTTGCGCTCACGGTGGTGCCGCTGGGTGCGCCGTTCAGGCTGTAGGCGCACTTGGCAGGATCCAGCACCGCCAGCTGGCCGTTCTCCAGCACCGCCTGGGGCTTCACCTGCACCGTGCCGCTGACGGGGACGTTGATAACGCCGCCGATGGCGGTCACGATTCCCGTCACTACCTCAGCGCCGTTGTCCGGCACGTACACGTACCAGCCCAGGGTGCCGCCGGCGCAGTCCTCGCACTTGTCAGAGATCACGCTCTCATCCGTGCTCAGTGCGCGCCCCACGATCTGCGTGGTGTCGTAGTTGCTCTGGCTTCCGGTCACGGTGGCGGTGTCCGCCTGCAGCTTCAGCGGTACGTTGATGTACAGCCAGCCCTGGCGGGTTCCCTCGTTGGTCTTTGCGTTTACGTTGCCGTACACCGCCAGCTGGGCGGTGAAAAGACCCACCTTGCCGTTCATGCCGGTGTTCAGCTTGCCGCACATGGCGCTGAGCTTGTTCACGAAGTACCACACCTTGTACTCGGTGCCGCTCACCGCGGTAAAGCCGCTGATGGTGCCGTCCGCCGCGATCTCATAGGCGATGCCGCCCTGCTGGATGCCGGAAGCCTTCTTGGTCTCCTGCACATAGGCGTAGGGCTTTGCCATCGCATACTGCGCCACAGGGGCACCGTCGGTCACGTCCACCTTCAGCACGGTGCTGTTCGCCTTCACCACCTGGCACACCGGGGCCACAGCGTTGTAGGTCACAGCGCCGCCCACGCCCGCCATCTTCGTCCGCAGGTCGAAGTTGGCCTGGGTGAAGTTCACCTGGATGTCCGGGTCGCTCTCGATGATGGTGGCAATGCCGTTGTTCAGTCCGGCACGCAGGGGATCGCCGTTCACGGTCACGGTGATGTTGCCTTCCTGGAACTTATTGCTGCTCAGCAGGATCTGACCGGTTTCCATGTCGGCGAACTGCGCGGCGCAGATGCCGCGGGTATACAGTCTCGGATCGGTAAAAGTAATCATTCTGCTTTCACTCCTTTTTGATATAAAAAATGGAGGCAAAGCCCCGGTTTCCCGTTGGCTTCGCCCCACTTGGCGTTCCGCCCTGCCTGCTTGCAGGGCCTATTCCCTTCTCTATGCCTGTCCCATGCCCCGTGTCGCTTCCTCCACGGGCCGCAGTGCCGTGTTTCCGTCGCTCACCCGGTCATAAAACAGGCTCGGCCACGGGTTGCCCCGTTTCCACTGTGTTCCTCTCGCCTCCGCGATGGTGCAGGTCATGTACCCCAATATCCGCTGCCACGTTTTTGCTTTCGTCTGCAGCTTCAGCAGTGGCCACGACTCTATTTCCGTCTCCTCCGCGTGTTCCAGCGCGGCCACCGTCGCCACCCGTTCCCACGCATCTCCGCTCAGTTTTGCGCCGCCGTTCATCTCCGCCAGCTCCCGCTGCGCTTCCACCAGTTCCGGGTTGGCTTCCGGCGGCGTCAGCTCAATTCCGTTCTGTGCGGCGATGATCTCCCGAAGGTACTGGAACTGCGCCGGCGTAATTCGCCACAGCTCCTCTCCGTGCAGCACGAACTCCACCGCCGTCAACCGGCTGGGGTCTTTCGTGTCCACCTTGCAGCGAAACGCCTTCAAGCGCTCGTCCAACGGCTTTCCTCTCCCCAGCCGCAGGGAGAGCGCCAGCATCAAAAGCGCCCTTGACAGCAGCCCCACTGTCTCCTCTCCGCGCCCCATCGCGTCGTACTCCATCTTGTAGTAAGCCGCCAGCAGCGGCATCACAGCATACGCCACAGGGAGGCTCTGCTGCACGATGTCAATGCCCGGTCGCGCCAACTCGAATGTCTCCATCTCCTCCACAAGGATGGGGTACAGCGTCAGTCCCTCCGCCTGTACTTCCTCGTACCTGCGGCAGGCCCTTTCTATGCTCTGTGAGATCGGCATATCAGCTCTTTTCCTCCCTCACGAAACACCTTTACGATAATAGCCTTGACTTCATTTCCCGGCTCCAACACCATGCACCGGCAAACTTTTTTCCATTTTTCATCCATAGCAAACGTAGCCAGCTTTCCGCAGTACGGGCACGTTGCTGTCTTATAGAAAATTACTCTATTCATAATTTCTATGCTCCTTATTGATTATGCAGTTTTCTTATAAATGGATCCCCGCCTGTACCAGCAGCGCCGTCACCGCGCCGCCCAGTACCAGCCACACCAGTTTCTCTACCACGTCGTTCCACCGCTTCGCCGGCAGGTTCGTCAGGCTCTTTACGTCCTTTTTGACCTCCGACAGGTCATCCCGCATATCCTTCTGTTCCCGGGTCATCAGCGCCACCGAGGTCGCCAGTTCGTTCAGGGCTTTCTGCTCCTCGGCCAGCTCGTTTATACGGTGCGTGTTGCTTTTGCTCCGCTGCTCCACCTCCGTCAGCCGGTGGTCAAAAGTCACTTCATCCATTGCGCCGCCCTCCGTTCTCTCAGAATGTAGTCACGACGCTTTCTTCGTCGCTGTCCGCCCAAGCAAGGCTCATGTGTACGCGCCGTCCCACGTTCATGCCCTGGTCGTATATGGCATGGGATCCGTTGTCCGCGTGCGCTCCTCTGTCAAAGGTCATCACCCCGGCTCCGCCTATGTTCACGCCGTTCAGTGCCTCAATGATGCACTGCTCCATGTCATAGCTGCGGGAGTAATCGTCCGTCCGTGTGGTGGTCTCGTGTCCGTAGTTGCACAGTATGTCGAAGTATACTCCTACCGCCGCCGTAAAGGGCGTCTTTGGGATCACCCGCCCGATGTACACCTTTACCACCGTCTGCGCCATGCTCTGCGCCTGTCCCCAGTATTCCAGCGGGAATAGCCTGTACCCCTTGGGGTGCTTTGCCTTCTGCTCCTCCGTGTCCACCGCCGGCGACTCACCGTCAAACACAATGCTCAGCTTCTCCTCCACCGTGGGCAGGGGCTGGGCCAGTGGGTTCGCCCCGTCGTAGCAGATGTACTTCATCAGCCGCACCCGGGGTCTTGCGTTGTCGTCCACGGGCGTGTACCCGTTCCTGTCCGGCAGGTCCAGCAGGTAGTTCACGATCTTTTTCGGTATCTTCTCCGCACCCTTAAAGGTGCCGTAACCGGTTTCCACACGTTCAAATGGATAGTAGGGGCTGTCGAAATCTGTGTTCACGCCCTCACCCCGCTTTCCGTTTTCCTAATTGTTTCACATGAAACATTGTATTATTCGTTGCGTTTTTGATATTTTTGCAACTTTTATTTCCGTTGCGTTTTGAATATTATTTTGTCCCCTTCTGCGCCTGTTCCGCCAGCTCCACCAGCTCTTTCATGCTCTCCGGCGTCATGGCCGCCGCGCTGCTCATGGCCATCCGCGCCACCACATCGTTCATCACCGCCAGATTGGCGTTGATCTCCGTGTTCAGCATCTTCTCCAGGTCCCGGTAATCCGCCAGCAGGTCATACGCCTTGTCCCGCAGGGCGTCGCTCTGCTTTTTCATCCGGTCTATCTGGTTGACCAGCTGCACCCCGCCCACCAGATCGTAGTCGTCGGCGCTCATCAGCCACTTGTCCTCCTCGCAGCCGTCGAAGTCCAGCCGCAGATACGCCCGTGCCAGTATGCCCATCAGGTAGCGCCGTTTCCGCTGTCCGTTCTCCCGGTACATGGGCGGCACATCGCCCCGGAAGCGCTCCCCGGTATCCACCACCACCCGGTCAATGCACCTCTCCGCGCAGTGGCTCACGATGGCCGCCTTCTCCATCAGCGGCACATAATCGTTGGCCTTGGCGAATACCTCCTTCATGGTAATGGGCTTGCGCTCTTTAATGCTGTTTTCCATCTCTCCTGCTCCTTTCAGATTCATAATGGAAATTCTCTCACGTATTTACTTTTTCCCCCTACAGCGCAGTGAGCAGTTCCGCCACTGCGCCGCGTTTTCGTACCGTCCGCTGTCCGGGCAGTGGTACTGGTAGCAGCAGAAGTCGTGCTCTCCCGTCTGCTTCCTGCACCGTATGATGATCTCCCCTACCTTCCGGTAGGCGTGCTCACATATCGGCTTTGCCATCGTTCTTACCACCCCTCCAGTGTGATGTCCGTGCTCACGCTCTTGCCCTTACAGGCTGCCGTCACCGTCAAAGGCTTTACGCTCCCGCCCCAGCAGTACACGGTGGCGGTGCTGCCGTCCACCTCTGCGGTGTAGCTGTCCTCCGCCGCCCCGGTGAAGGTCCATTCCACCGCGTCTCCGGTCTCCGCGCCGTTCTCGGTGTATATGGCCGTCAGCACGGTCTTGCCGTAGGCTTCCAGTCTCTCCACCGGATCCGTCTGCCAGTGTACGCCGCTTACGCTCTCTGCCACCGTCACGGCATAGGTGCCGTAGTGCTCCTCGTTCTGCACCAGCACCGCCGTGATGGTGCACTCTCCCTCGCCCACCGCCGTCACGTTTCCCGTGGGGTCCACCCGGCATACGCTCTCGTCGCTGCTGTACCACAGATAACGGGTGGGGTGTTCTGTGTCTCCGTCCGCCGTCTCTCCGTTTCGCAGGGATGCGGCGGTAAACTTTGCCTTTTCTCCCGTGCTCATGGCCGCCCTGCCGCTCACGTTCACCTCCCAAGTGAAGGGATAGGCGTTGGCCACCCGGCGAACCAGGTCGTCCTTCTCCCTATCCGGCTCCGTCATCCGCGCCGTAAACCGCAGCAGCCGGCAGCTCTCGTCGTCCCCGGTGAACTCCTGCGCAACATCCGCGTAGCCGGTGATCTGATACGCCATCCGCCCCAGGATCAGGCGGCTGTTCACATCCAGGTTTTCCGTTTCGCCGTTGCGCTGTATGGTAATGTTGAAGTACCCCTGCATGATGAGCATGGTCTCCTGAAAGTCGTTGGCGTTGGCGTTCAGCTTTACGTTTTCCACCACCATCGGTTCCTTCAGCACGTTGCCGTACCAATCCAGATGGTTCCATGTGGCGTTGCACCGCCTTATGATGCCCCCGCCCACGGCAGAGGATATGTTGGCTGGGTTCGTCACCAGCCATGTGGAGCCCATTGTCTCCATTTTTGCGCCCTCCGGCACATATTCGATGCGCCGGTTTACAAACAGGACTTCCTTATAGTTGTCTATGGGCCGGTCTATGGCGTTACCCTTCTTCCGCGCATCGGCAAGGCGTACCAGCTGTTCGCTCCACTCGTAGAAGTTGTTGGGGTCGCTGTCCAGCCCCTGCACCCGGCACGCGGTGTAGTCGCTGGCATATTTGCCGTATGCCTGCACAAATCGCGCCGTTGGATCTCCAAAGTAGGGGTTGCGCCTGTCGTTGTACTGTGCGGGGCGGTTGGTGGGTGCCTGCGGTCTCTCCGCCATTGCGGCGATATTGCCAAGATTGTTCTTTACGTCCGCCATCGCCCGTCACCTCCCCGTTTTACAGGAACTGGTATCGTCCGTACCCGCCCCGGCCTCTCTGCACCGTGTTCAGGAACGTACAGTCCTGCTCATACTTGTGCATCTCGTCCATCAGCCTTGCCCGGTTCTTCTCCTGCTTCGCGGCGCCCTCCTTCATATAGGTGCCCTCGTTCACCGTGTCAAAGCTCGCGTCCTTTATCTTCATTTGGTCGTTCAGCCAGTTGCGGAAGAACCGCTCGTCCCATACGCTTGCCACGCACAGCCCAAGTATTCGCTTCTGCTCCATTGTCAGCTCGTGACCAAATTCACCGTCTGTGTAAAAGTCCAGCGTGTAGTTTATTCCCGCCATGTCCTGCATAGGGAACGTCACCACGCCTGTTTCGGCGTTGTAGCTCGCCCCGGTGTACGGCACCGCCGTCATGCCTCCCGTCACATCCTGCTCCACAATGGCGCAGGAAAATAGCTCGTAGCCCACCATTCCGGTGTCCACTTCCGTTTCTCCCACCAGGCTGTCCTCGCTGCTGGTCCAGTAGTAGTCGCCGTAGCTTGGCTGTACCAGCCCCTCACCCAGATACGCTCTCATCTGCACCGGCAGGGAGAATAGGGGGATGGCGTTCACCATATACAGGCTCATCCTCCGCAGGAACGCCGCCGGGTCGTTGGCTGCCTCCTCCTGCAAGCGCACGTCGTCTATGGCCACCATCGCGTGGTTCGATATGACCTCGCTCCACTTCGTCCCCATGTTCTCCCCTCCTTATGCCGGAATATAGATCGTTATCAGTTCTCCCGCCGTGCCGTCCGTCAGTGCCACGCCGTCCGCGCCGGTCGAATTTCCGCCCAGCCCCTCCACCAGCGGCGCGTTGCTGGGGTATGTGCTCCTGCCGGGGTATAGATTGCTGCTGGGCATCAGTCCCGCCTTTTCCGCCTGTGGATACAGGCTTTCCGACGGATACAGTGTCGCCGAAGGGAATAGCCCTTTCGTGATCTTTACAAAGTCTCCCACCTGTACCACGGAGCCGGGAGCCACCCGGTAGGTCGCCTCCCAGTCTCCGTTTCCGTACAGGTACAGGGCGTAGCCTTCGCCCTCCGCCAGTGGGAAGCGCATCTGCCCGATGTTCGGGTAGGTGGAGTTGTTTATCTTCAGCCCCGCTTTCCACTTTTCCAGCGCTCCGGGCGCACCATTGACTTGCATGAACCGTGCCGCGCCTCCCTCGGCCAGCGGCACCTGCACGACGGAGACGCCCGTATAGGTCACGCCGTTGATCTTTACATCTCTCGCCATGCGTTTTGTTCCTCTCCGTCAGGCTATCGTCATCACGCTGCCCGCCACACTGATCTGCGGCGTTGTCATCGTTCCTACGATGGGTGCCCCTCTTTTGTCGTGGGCGGTAGCGCCTTTCGCCAGTGTGTTGGCCGTCACGCTGTCCATTGACAGGTCCAGCTTCACCGCGCCGTCCACCACGACCTTGTTTACGTTTTTTGCCATCGCCCTTTTACCTCGTTTCCTCCGCTTCTCAGGCGCCGATGGTCAGCGTCACGCCGCCGGCCTCGTTGTCCGTCTCGCTCACGGGGATAGCGTTCACCGTCACGCTGGACAGGCAGTTGAACCCCTCGTCGGGCAGGACCTCCTGGCTGGCAAAGGTGGGGGTCACAGTCTTGGCCTGTGCCTTCATGTCCTCGCTGCCGGACATGGTGCCCTCCACGCCCAGGATAGTCACACCCTCGCGGATGTTGGTGGCGATGAGCTTGGCCTGCTCCGCCTCGGCGATCTGCACGGTGCCGCTTCCGTCGTGGAAGCCCAGGGGCACGGTATACACCTGCGCCTTGGTGGTGATGCTGCCAGCCACAGCGCCGTTGTTGGGCATCGTACCAGTGACCTCCGCGCCCTTCACAAATGCGGTCTTGCCCAGCAGGATCTCCGCAGCGGACGCGGTAGCGCCGGAGGTGTCCGCATCAAAGGTACACGTACCCGTGATGGTCGCACCCGTCTTGTCGTGGGCAGTAATGCCCTTGAGCAGTTTGGCAGGCACCACGCTGTCGGCGGTCAGATCGATTTTTACCTGTCCGTTCAGAATTACTTTGTTGATGTACTGATTAGCCATACTCCACATCTCCTATCGTTAAAGTTTTTCCTCCGGCGGCATTACTGACTTCGTACTGGGGAATTTTCTTCACCGTCACATCGTCGTTCATGCGTTTGGCTTTTGTATGCAGCACAACAGGCTTGTCCACCTGTGGTGTTACCTCATATTCGCCCTCGTAGGTGGGGATGATCTCTCCCCCGGTCTGTATCACTACATCCCGTATTTCTATCTCCACCACGGGCTGCCCCACCGGGGCGGTGCTGGCGTTGGCGTTCTTCTTCTGTTCCGCCGCGAACTGCTGCAGCGCCATTTACATCACCCCCTTGGACCGGCTTGCGGAGACGTATATGGTCTTGCCCTTTGCCCCCACCACGCTCTCGTCGTTGAATTTTATCCGCGCCTGCACCGGGGGCGTCCTCCCGGCCTTAAATGCGAAGGTCTGCTCCTGCGTCAGCGGAAACAGCCACTGTCCGTTCTCCTCGTCGTAGCGCACCACGCCGGGGTACGTCCTCGTCAGGGTCCCTATGGTGATCTCCAGCCGCAGTACCATCTCCGGCGTTATCAGCAGTTCCCCCTGCCGCAGCACGATGGGCAGCGAATAGGCGTCGCCCTGCATCATGGCCGTTCCCTCCTTCCGCCAGTGTCGTCAAACGTCCCTTACTTCGTGTCCTTCTCGTTCATGTCCTCGATAATGGCAATGAAGTCGCCCTTCTCGTGGCCCTTGCGCTTGCTCAGCGCGTTCAGCTTCACCGTGCGCTCCCGCGTCACATACCGGCTGCCCTGGCGGTAGGCGTCGGCGTACATCTGCGCCGCCATCACCTTGTGTCCCTCGCACAGTGCCGGGTAGATGTTCAGCAGCTCGTCGCCCAGCTCCACCAGCTTGGCAAAGGCTCTCTTGTCCAGCACCTCACCCGGCTTGTAGTCCACACCCAGCGCCTCGCGCTCCTCGTCCGTCAGGCCGCTTACCACCAGCAGCCACCGCTGCGCCATGAACCGGCGGTTCATCTCCGTCAATATGCGGCTCAGGTCCGGCTTCGGCACGTAAAAGCTTCCCGTCTTGCCCACGATGTTTCCGTACATTCCGCCGTCGCCGAACTGCACCACGTTGTCGTCCGCCACCGGCGCCATCCACAGGAAGTGCACCTGCTCCGCGCTGGTGCTCACCTGCACGATCTGCGGCGCAGCCTGCTGGGGGATGTTCTTCAGCGCTTCCGCCACCGCCTTGGCAGCTGCCTCCTGCATCATCTGCTGCACCTGCTCGGCGGTGTACGTAACCGGCGCGGCGGGCGTTTCTGTGGCATCAGCCGCATCCTGCACATTTTCCTGCGCCGCCGCGTTCACGGCGCTGCTTTCGTCCGGCGCGTCCGCGCTCTGCTGGGGTGCCAGCATCACCTGGTCGTCCTCTCTCTCTTCCGCCGCGATCTGCGCGGCCAGTCTGTTTCCGCTTTTCTTCTGCTTACCCATGCTTTCTGCTCCTTTCAGATTCCTTTCATGGTCTGTTTCTATCTGCCGCAATGCGTCAAGGCTCCCACCGCTGCCCCGTTTACACGTCGGCGCATTGCATACCCGCGGCTTCGCCGCACAGCCTTATGGCGGAAACGGCAGGGCTTGAACCTGCGCCCCTCTGATTAACAGTCAGATGCTCTGCCAACTGAGCTACATTTCCGTATGGGGCTTTCGCCCCTATAAACTCCCTGTGCCTTTCGGCTCGCGGGAATTGTTTTCCAAACCACCTTTTACGCCGGACTGGCGGCACGTTTACCGGCAACCGTGTTACTTTTAGGCGCTCAATGCACGGATAAAGCGCCAATGCTAACACACTTTCAGAGCGGCGCTATGCCATTGCCCAACGGTAGTGTCCACCGCTTTTGGCACGGACGCGAGGACTCGAACCCCGAACTGCGGTTTTGGAGACCGCCGTTTTCCCGGTTAAACTAAATCCGCATATTCGGGGAGGGGCTTTCGCCCCTTCCCCGGTGTGGGTCTCCTTACACGGTGAAGTGCGCGATCTTGGACGCGAACGTGGCCACGCTGTCCAGAGCGATGGTCAGGTTCAGGCCGATCTCGAAATCCCCGGTGCGGGTGGGATCCATCTCAATAGAGATGGGCGTGCCGCTGGTGTAGCCGATGGTCAGCGGCTTTCTGCCGTTGCCGGCCAGCATCCAGATGTCGTTCTCGCTGAGCATAGTCTCCACGGTGGTGTTCTGGGTGCCGGGGATGATAACGTCCCGCATGGGCATCAGGCGCACCGCCATGAACTGGCCCAGGTAACCGGCCTTGGTGTAGTCGGCGCCCAGCAGCGTGGCGATAGCGGCGTCCATGTTCACATTGGTGGAGCCGGTCACGGTGTTGGGCAGCACCTTGCTCAGGGCCACGGTGCCGCCGGTGGCAAACACGTCGGAGATGGTGGTGTTGTTCAGCGCGGCGATCTTGTTGGCGCCCTTCACCCAGTTCTGGTTGTTGAAGGTAAAGTTCAGGTTGGTGGGGATCAGGCTGGTGTCCTCCGTGGCGGTGGTCATGGCCTCGTTCCACATACCCATGGTCTTGGCGTACATACCCGCCACCATGTTTGCGAAGAAAACGCCGAAGTCCATGTTGGCGCCCACCAGCTGCATCCACTTGGCAGTGATCCAGCAGCTCTTGGGGGTGGGGTTCAGCGTGTAATCGCGGGAATAGAAGCGGTTACGCGGCACGCTGCGGCTGGCGCCCCAGCTGGAGTCCTGGAAAACGGGGATGTCGTTGCTGCCGATGCTCACGGCGTAGGTCTGGCCCAGCTCGATCTCCACGGTCTCGGCGAAGTCGCTCAGCGCCTCAGAGTACACGGCGGGCAGAATGGGGATGATGACCTCCTGCCAGATGCCCTGCAGCACGGCGTAGAACCGGGCGTTGCCGTAATACTCGCCGCCATTGCGCTTGAACTCCTCCCAGCTCTCGGGGGCCTTCTTGCCGGTGCTGGCGCAGGCCAGCTTGGCGGCGTACAGCAGGCTCTCCCGCTGGAACTGCTCGTTCAGCTGCTTGTAGCCCCGGTCGTTCATGGTGCGCTGCACGGGGGTGTTCTGTCCTTTGGCGCTCAGAACGGCCATCTTGCCCTTCAGGGCGTGTTCATAAAACAGCACGCGGCCCTTGGCCACGATGTCCTCGCGCTGGTCGTTTCCGTTGATGGCGAAAACCTCATTGGAAACGCTGTTCAGGTTCAGCTTTGCCATTTCTTACTCACTCTCCTCTCTTGTCACGCGGTCACGGTGCTGACCTTGCAGGCCCACACGTCGTAGTACACGAAGCTCTGCCCGGCGCCCTCGGTGAAGTTGCCGGTGCCCTTCAGTTTGAAGTAAATGGCGCCGGTAGCAGTGGGGGCGGCAGCGGCGGGCACCAGCAGGCCGTTGGCGATGGTGAAGATGGTGTTCTCGCCGATAGCGCCGTTCACGTTGCCCTCGCCGAAGCGGTAAGCGTGCTTGCCGTCAAACACGATCTCGGTGAAGGTGCCGTCCCGGCCCGCAGGAACGCCCAGCCCCAGCGTGGCGGTGCCCACGGCGTAGTTGTTGCCGTTGCGTCCGCCCAGCATGGGCCACTCGTAGGTGTTGCAGGCGTACACGCCGGTGTCTGCGTTGGCGGCAGCACCCGCAGCGGTCATGTAAAAGGCGTTCTCGTTCTTAACGCCCTTGAAGCCCGCACAGGGGAGCTGCTCGCCGCGCACCACCAGCAGACCAGCGGAGCAGTCCGCGTCAGCCTCAGACGCCTGATAGCGTCCCGTGATGTTGCACAGTTCGTTGTACTCGTTGTTGGTGATCCGCGGCTCAAACGCGGTTTTCTCGATGTATGCCATGTTTGTTCACTCTCCTTTTCGTTTTACTTGCCGGCATCGATGCCCCACTTGTTCAGCAGAGCGTCCACACCCTCGCTTCCCTCGCCGCTGTTGCCGGCGATGTGCTCCCAGGCATAGGTGGTCTTGCGCTTCTGTGCGCTGCGCTTGTCGCTCTCCATCACGGCCTCGCCGCACACGGCCAGCACCGCCTCGCGCACCAGCTTCTCTCCCAGCCACGCACCGTCCTTGTCGCAGCTATTGGCGTACAGTCCGGCCTCGATGTTCTCGTTCACCGCCTTAATGGCATCCTCCGCCACCTTTTCCTCGCGGTTGGCGTTGAAGGCGTCCAGGGTTGCCTTGGCGGAAGCCTTGCAGGCACTCAGCCGGCGCTTGCTCTCCGCCTCCTGCATGGCGCTGATCTGCTCATTGGCGGCGTCCAGCCTGGCGTTCAGGCTCTTCACATCGCCGTCGGTCTCCTTCACGGAGGCCACGGTGTAGTCCACCACGTCCGCCACATCGGCGTTCAGCTCCACCTCGCCCACGCTCAGCACGATGTGCGCTGCGCAGGGCATGATCTTTCTGGCGATCACCTCTCCGTTGTCGTCAGCGTTAAAGGTGTAGCCGAAAAGATTGCCGGAAGCGTCCAGCAGTGCCACGTTCAGCCCGTCCTCGCTCATGGAGAGCACCTTGTGGTTGGGGAACTTGGTCTGCATCTGCTCCATCGCTCTCTTGTTCATGTTGCTTTTCACTCCTTTTTTTGTGTTTTTGTCGGGTTCCTTGCCGTCGCTGCCCTCTGCGGCTGTGTGCAGCGACGCGGCCCGCAGCTTCAATTCCTTAAATTCCTCCTGCATGGCCGCCAGCTTTGCGATGCTCGCACCCGGTATCGCCGGGTTTACCCTGTCGCCCAGAATGGTCACGCCTATGCCCGACCATTTGGTAAACACGTCCACATCGCCCTCTTTGTGGCTCTCCGACACCATTGTCTCGGCGGAAACGTCCATCGTGCCCTGTTCCACGATCTTCCGCGTCAGCTCCGGGGCGTAAAAAGCAAATAGCCGTCCCTTCGCTCTGAGCCATGTATGACCGCCCCTCTCCACAAGGGTAAAGTCCTTTTCGTCATCGGACAGCGTTCCCACGATGCGCTCCGCCGTCCCCTCCATGAAGGATTGGTACTCCTCCCCGGTCTTGGGATCCCGGCGCTTGCTCATGTTGTGTCCGTCCCCCACCTGCTGCCCCACATAAGCGATCAGAATGGGCTGCCCGATGAAGGTCTTGTAGTAGTCCCGCATGTTGCGGTAGTCCCACTTGTTCCGGTTTTCACCCTCGCGCAGGACCCACAGCTCCACGCCGAACTCGTATTCGTTGAGCTTCTGCATCACCTTCAGCGTGCCGCTGGCGCTCACCTTTTTCGGCAGCGCCTTGGTTTTCAGCGTGCTCATTCGTCCTCACCGCCTTCAAACAGTTTTCGGCACCAGCTGTCAAAGGTGGCGCGGCTCATACCGCCGTTGTCCCACATGGTCCAGGCATCCAGCAGCTTGCGCCTGTCGTCGGTGTTGGCGATCTGCAGCTCCTCCGCCTTCAGGGAAAGCGCGTTGAACTCCCCATCCGCCGTGGCGCGGATAAATCCGCCCAGTGCCTCGTTGACACCGTCCACAATGGCCACGCACACCTCGAATACCCGGTCCAGGTCGTTGTCAAAGTTCTCGTCCAGCTCCGGCGTACCCGGGTACATCAGCCGCAGGTGGTAGTCGTGGGGTATCTCCGCGAACTCGTCTATCCGCTCAGGCTGCTTATGCTCCAGCTTGTGAATCGCATCCGACAGAAACGGCATACCCATGTCGCACAGCACCCGGTCCTTGATGTCCGCAAACCACTTTTCCGCATTGCCGTATGCTTCCATCACCCGGCGCATCGGCTCCCGCATAGGCGCGAACCGGGGGTTATCCCAGCTGGCGTATTCCTGTGCTCTCATGTCATCACTCCCTCTCTCCGCAAAATAAAAATGGGACCGCAGCCGGTGTTCTCCACCGGCGCAGCCCCATTCGGCTTTCCCCGCAGCCCCTTTGCCGCGGTTATCCACTTTTCACGGCCATTGCGCCTACCTCAATACCCCGCGCATCCGCGCAAGCCTTCGGTCACAGCAGCCGCATTCTCTGTTTTCGTTCCCCACTGTCGCAGGGGCTCTCGCCGCCCTATCGGTCTGTCGGCATCGGCAGTGCCGTGCCTTTCTTTTTCTTCACCGTGTGTACGGTGTGAGCCTTTATGGCCAGTCCCTCAGCCGTCCGGCGTATCTCCACGTCGTTCCCCCGGGCCAGCTCCCGGTTGATCTCGTGCAGGTCGTCCGCCGTCAGTATTGCCGTCATGCCCATTTCTTCTCAGCCTCCCGCGTCCGCTGACGCTTCCTGTCCCTCGGTTCCCGGCGCTCCTTCCGATGCCGGTCTCCCTCCGGGGTTCATGTCGTGGGCCGCCTGCGGCGGCAGTCCGCTTTCGCTCTGCTTGGCGTTGTAGCTGGTCACAAGGGGCAGCCGCAGGTCCATAATGCCGCTTTCTTTCACCGCACGGCTGATGGCCATGTCGTCCATCACGCTCATGTCCAGCATCGCCATGTAAAGCATGGTCTGGGGCAGTATGCCCAGCGTCATGCCCTGTCTGGCGTTTTCAAAGGTCTTTTCGTCCTCCGCGATGTTGCCAAACATGGCGAATCTCCATGAATACTTCAGGTTCAGCCCGTCCATGATGCCCTGCATCATGCGCTCATAGCACCGGTATATCTGCTCGGCAAACTTGCTCTCTATCTGCAAGCTGATATTCGCCACGCCCGCCCGCGGCTCGTCGCTGGTGGGTATCAGTGCGCTCAATCCCGCCTTCGCCATGGTGTAGCCGTACCCTGCGGAGCTTATCTTCGTGGCGCTGGGCGCCTCGGCCAGCTGGTGCAGCTCCATGTTCTTCAGCGGCGCGGCGTACCAGCCTATGCCGCTGGTGTTGTTCTCCGCCAGTTCGTCGTAAAACCGCGTGCGGAAAAGCTCCCACCCTGCGTTGCTCAGCTTGTAGCTGTCCGACTGCTGCCTCGTGCTGTTGTCGTCGTATTCGATCTCGCCCGTCAGCAGCGAGATCAGCGGGTTCTGTACCAGTTCCAGCTGTATCTGCTCATACTGCGCGATCTGGATAAACGACAGGAAAAGTCCCGTCAGAGGCGATACAACCGCCGTCTGCGCGTCGTCTATCTCAAAGGGATATACGGCATCCACCGGCAGCGTCACCCAGTAACACCACTTCCCGTTCTGGTAGTATACGTCCGGGTCTCCCGGCAGCACGCCGCCGCCCTGCTCCGCTGCCGTTTTCAGCTCGGTAAAGCGGTTCATATTGATGGTGTTCTTCGCCGCGTATACATACCGGGTGCCCGCGCCCTTGGGCGGTCTCGCCGCCACCTGGGTGAATATGCCCCAGTAGGGCTTAAACAGCTCCCCGAACTGCGCCGGCTCACATCCAGGCTTCAGAAAGTACATCATGTTAAATGCCACGGTGTACTTCGACACGCTGTTGAACCCCACGATCTTTATCCAGTCGCTGGGCAGCTGCTGCATAAAAGCGTAGTTCACCTTGTTGTGGGGCTTGTCCACGCTCACGCGGGGGTAGTAGAATACTTTGCCCTCCTGCACCGCCTGCCCTGCCAGCTTGTGGGCCGTGGTCTTTACGTCCAGCTTGCGCCGCAGCTTCTCCAGCAGCTTCCACTCCCGCCAGAACTCGTCGTTCTTCGCCGTGTCCTTATCGGTGAACTCCGGGGCGATGTAGCTGTGATACGTCAGCAGATCCTGGTACATCTTCCGGGTGTGGAAAAGCGGATAGGCCGTAAATTCCAGCCCATGCTCCACCTGCCGCAGCCCCTGCTCGTTGCCAAGCGGGGCGGTCAGCATCTCTGCCACCGTATTCTTGGTATAGTCCTCCGGCAGCGAGGAAATGGCCTGCACCCTTCGGTTCTGAATGTAGGGGTTCACCCGTGCCGACTGGCTCATGCTCACCCGGCTGAAGGCGCTGGCCAGCGCCCCTGCCGGCATATTGCCGTACTGCTCCGCCAGCGCGTTGAAGCGCTGAAATATCTCCGGGTAGGTGCCGCAGGCTACGCTCTGCAATTCACTTGTCAGGTTCCTCCGCTTCTCCTGCTCCATGCGCCGCCTCCTCGTCTATGCGGGAGCGCTCTTTTTCCAGCTCCCTCTCCCACGCATCCAGCAGCTCGTTCAGCCGCTTCTGCGTGTCAGCCCTGTTCTTTTTCACCCCGTCCGCCAGCGCCGCCGCGATGCAGTCCGCCAGCCACAGCCGGTCTCGCTCCGTCAGGCGTTTCAGGTCCGCGCCCTTGATCTCCACCGTCTGCATTTTTTTCGGCGCCGTAGTGCGGTACAGCAGCATATACCCCGCCGTTATCCGTACAAAGCGCTCCTTTTCCGCCAGCGCCACCGTTTCGCCTGTCACCCGCGCCGCGTACAGTCTGTACTTCCTTGCCGCCATTTCAGCATATCCTCCCGCCGCGCCGCGCCGTCACCGTGCGGCCTCCCGCACCGGCTGCCGCCGCCCTGTGCGGTGCCGCGGCGCGGTTTTTGTATTTTGCCAACTCTGCATCCCAGTCGCTCTTATGCCGCACCGCCTGCGCCAGCTCCTCGCGCTCCAGTATCTGCGCCACCCGCAGCGCATATTTCAGCGCCGACCATATATCGCGCTGTATGTGCTTGCTTATCCGTTCTTCCTTTTGGGTCGTGCCGCTGGCCACCTTTTTCAGGTTCTGTATCTGCCCCACCAGTTCCCGGGTCTTTATGTAGGGGTCTGCCAGCATGGCATCCATGCTGTCGTCCTTGATCCGGTGATACTTTTTGTAGTTTTCCACGCCCTCGTTCACGTTAGAGCACAGCAGTTCCACATTCCGGTTCTCGAATTGAAGTTCCGCGTACCGCACCATCTCCGCGTCCGGGTCGGTCACGCCCGCGCCGCCCGCCTTGATGGGGTACAGGCATGGCACGGCGTTCTCCTGTTCCAGCTCCGTGAAGCTTGCGTGGTTCCTTACGCACAGCGGCGCAAGGCCGTCTCCCAGGTCCATCATCAGGTTTTCCACCACGCTGGTGCCGTACTGCCATGCGTCTATGGCAAGGTATGTGGCCGCGCCGCCCTCATAGCAGAAGCGGCTCCACACGTCCTTGATCCGCTGCGCCTGCATCATGCTTTTTACCGGTGGGTTCCAAACGTCCACATACGGCACCTGCTTCAGGTAGCGGTCCCGCTTCAGCCAGTCCGTTTGACGTGTGCATTTCAGCACCACGCAGGCGCATTTTGCATTCTTCTTGTCGTCGGCGTAGGATACGTCGTACCCCACGATGTAGATCACGTCCTCCGGCTTCAGTTTGTTGCCTATGTCGTAGGCGCAGTGCCGGTTCTCCGCGATCATCAGTTTGCGGCACTCTGTCAGCACCTCGTCCCGCACGATAGGATTGCTGTCCGCCCCGGTGTAGCGCGATTCCATTTCGCGCATCCACCGCTCCGGCGTCAGCTTTGTCCGCAGTTTCTGCGCCCAGGAATAGGGCCGCATCTGCTGCAGTACCACGCACTCCCACGATATGTCATAGGCATAGGCGCTCTCGCCCGCCAGCATGGCTTTCATGTTCTCGCACCGCGTATCGTAAGCATGGTTCTGCTTCCGCCCCGCACTGGTAATGGCGTGATCCTTGTAGGGGATATAGTTGGGGTCCGGCTTACCGTTTACATTATGCGTCAGTCGCACAGCCGGCAGCACCACCGTCGTGTATTCCGCGAAGTCGAACGCCGGATTTTCTTCCTGTGCGTACTCCTCCGCCGTCACGTCGTGAATGTTGTCACCGCGCATGGCGGATATGTAAAAGGCGCTCCCGCAGTCAGTCTCTATCTTGAAGTCATCCTTACTCTCCGCCGTCACCCGCCACTGCTTCGCCAGTGCCGGGTAATCGTGCTCAAGCTGCCGGAAGGTCTTGCTGCCTATGGTCGCCATCTGCTTGTAGCTTGGTCCATAGTAGGCGCTCTGGGTTCCCGGCCATACCAGCCCGTTTACCAGTGCATATTTGAATTTTGTGTTAGTCTTTGTCATGCCGCGGGTTCCCGTAAACGATACTGAGGCTTTCCGGGCATATACCCGCATCATTACCCGCTGCAGTAGTTCTTCATTTCCAAAATCCGCCGACGGGCTCCTGAATATATCGCACGCCTTATCCGGGTACCATCTGAATACCCACATAATAAAGGCCCAGAACGCATCCTCATAATTTTCGTAGCTGCGTTCCTGCGTGGGCTTTTTTGTCACCCAGCCAAGACCGGCCACATACGCTTTACCCGTTCGCCTCGCCATCTGTGTTCACATCCTCTGCGTCCGCTTTCGGCTTACCCGGCTTTTTCTTCTTTTTCACCGGGCGCATCCGCACCAGCCCCAGTTTTTCGTAGGCTTCCTTCTCCGCCTCGTTGGGTTTCTCTGCAAACTCGCCCAAATTGTCCTCCAACCGCATTTCGTCCGGCAGCTCTGCCAGCTCCGGCAGTCCGTCGTTCTGCCGCATCCGGTTTTCGTTTATCAGTATCATCTGGTCGGCAGCATCCCGCGTATAGGGGTATTTGCACGGCCGGCCGAAAAATATACGGAACGCCTCGTCCGGTTCGCAGGGCTTCCCGTTTTTCAGCAGTCCTGCCCGCTCCAGCGCCACCACCATGTTGTCCAGCCGCAGGTCCTCCACCGGTTTCGTGTCCTTTTTCCGCAGGTTTTCCGATGCCAGGTTCTCCTGTATCATACTGGATAGCTTCTTGGCCTTGTCTATGGCGCCCATCTCCGCGGCGTCGTTCATCTGCTTCGTCCACTTTGCCACGTTACGGAGTATCAGCTGCTGCTTGGCGCTCACCGCCTGCTCTCCGCCGAAGTCAGCGCACAGCGCGTTATAGATCCGGTCAAACTCGTTGTAGTCCTCGCTGGTGTATGGCACTTTCCCCGTGCCCTCGCCCCAGTCTGCGGCCTGCCGCTTGGTGCCCTGCCTGCCATCCCGTGCGCTTTTCTCCGCGCTCACCGCCTTGGTGAAGTTGCCGTTCTCCAGCCCCTCTCCGAATATCTTGGTGATGTCCGTCAGCCCGTCGAGAAAGCCCAGCTCTCCGCCTCCCGGCGTCCGGTCCAGCTTTTTCTTTGCCAGCTTATCGCAGTAGGTCGTCCACTTGTTTTTGCTCCCGCTTGCCGGCAGCGCGTTCATGTCAAAGGGCTTGTTGAAGCGTATGCAGGCATAAAAATAAGCCAAACTCTCCCCCACCGCATCATTAAGCTGGTCGTAATACGCCTGCTGCTTTTCCGCGTCCATAGGTAAAAGTTCGGCCATCCTGCGCTCCTTTCGGATAGTAAAAATGGTACAAAAGAGAATTATCCACTCTCTCGTGTACCATTTTCGCAGGTTTTCCGTCATGTGAGGGACTTTTAAGTCCCTTTCCAAATTTTTTATTCGCGGCCTAAAAGATAGTCCACCGTCACCTCGAAGTAGTCCGCCAGCACCTCCAGTGATGAGGCTTTCGGCTCCATCTCCCCCTCCTCGTACCGTCGTATCATGTGCTGGCTCAGTCCGCACAGCTCCGCCAGCACCCGGCGCTTGATCTGCCGTCTTTCCCGCAGTGCCCGCAATCTTTTAGGGAATAATTCGTTTGCCGCCATCTCACTGCTCCTTCGCATCCGGCAGTTTTCCCGCTTCCAGCAGCATCTGCGCCTCCGCATTCGATATAGGAAAGCCCACGCGCTTGCGCCGCTGTATGCTCTTGATCCTGTCTGCCCGTGCCCTTTCTTTTGTCTTGAAGAACGGGCACTTCCCTTTTGCGCTGCACACCAGCTCCCGCAGTCCCGCGCACTCGTTTTTCATGGGTATGTACAGGTCGCATCCGCCCTTTGGGCGGTATGGTCCCTGCGGCGGCGATGCCTTTCTCCCTATGTTCACTCCTCCCGCCACCCCTCTCTCCACAGGTACGCGCTGCCAGCAACCAGAAACGCCATATCCGCTGCCACCACCACCATGCACAATACGCCCACAAGCGTTTTATATACACCCGCCGCCAGCAGCAGCGCCAGCACTGCCGCCAGCAGCAGCGCCAGCAGTATGTACACCACCGCCCAGCGTCGGTATTTTGCTCTCTTGTCCCTCATGCGCTCACCCTCTTTCTTTTCGCAGTACCCGCAGTGTTCCGCGCATCAGCACCGCATCCTCCACGCCCGGTATCCCATCTACCATCTTATACAGCGCCGGTTCCTCTTCTCGTGGCACTTCTTTCCACTCCACCAGCCCTGCCTTGTCCGCCTTGCAAGCTATGATTGCAAGGTTGTCCCATTTGAAGCGCTCATCCTCTTGCCCGCTTCCGAATTTCCAATATCGGCACGTCAGTTCCTCCATCGTGTAGCTTTCCGCCGCGGCCACGGGCCGTGGCTGTACCTCGTCCATAAGCACGCCGCCCAGCAGATGTATCAGCTTCCGCCTTAGCCTTTCAGTCCAGTTCAATGCTGCCCTCCTTCCAGCCCTCCGGCACGATAAATGCCCCTGTTTCCTTGCACACCGCCGACCCGTCGTCCGCTATATTCTCCGGGTTCAGTCTCATCATCTCCGCCTTGTCCTCCGGGTCGATCACACCCACGTCCGCCTTGGGCGTCAACAGCTGAACGTCCAGGTCTCGGCCCGTCACCAGCACCTGCGCCATGCCCTTCTGCGCGTACCCGATGGCCGGCGACAGGTCCACCATCCGGCTCTCCTCATAGGCTTGCAGCCTTACATAGTTGGCCACCGCGCTGGTGTATGCGCCCACGTTCATGCTGCTGTCCGCGGCCACGTCCAGCACCTTCCGGTAGTTCCTTGAGTCGCCCTCTTTTTTCAGCATATCTATGGTGTAGCGTATGCACCTCTCCACGCCGTGCCAGTCGCTCATGCCGAACTTCTCCGCCACCTTTTCGTACACGCCGCCCTTCTTCGTCCACTGTATCGGTCTTTCCACGGCGCCCTCCAGCACCAGCCGTACCGCCTCCACCGTGTAGTCGAAGCCTGCCATGTCCTCCCTCACGCCCATCGTCCGCAGCGCCTTTATGGCGTATGCCTCATATTTGCTGATGGTTTTCATGTGTTATCTCTCCTTTTCCGGTTTCTCTTCGTAGTATTCCGCCAGCACCAGTTCTTCGTCCCGTATCTGGCAGTGTATGATGCCGCACTTCCGGCACTTCCGGCTCCGCAGATCGAGCCATGCGTCCTCCTGCACCGTTTCGCCCCACTCATGGCGGCAGCCGTACACTTTTTTCAGGAACTCCTCGTACTCGCTTCCCAGCGCGTCCTTGCTGCCCATAAAGCGGTCATATTCCGCCAGTTCCTCCGGTGCCACGCTCTCCCGAGACGGCAAAATCTTTTTCAGCAGTTCAAACGGCGCGTACAGTTTCGTCTTTGGCGCATAGTTATTTTTGGTCTCCACTCCGCATGTTCAGCTCCTTTCCGCACATGATCTGCACGTCCCTCGTCCACGCGCACAGGTGCTTATACCGGCACTCCTCCGGGCATCGCGTCGTCCCCGCGCAGCCCATATACTGGTGCATCTTCACCCGCATGGCCGTCACCACGCCGTTCCACCTCTCCAGCTCCGTGTCTCCCCATTTTGCGGGGTCAAACGTGAGCATAGCTTCCGCCTCCCGCCGCGTGCCACATGGGAGGCTTGTACGACGTGCCGCACTTGCTGCACGTTATCCAGTTCTCCCCCGGCTTCTGCGCGTCCGGGTATCGTCCCGGGCTTTGGCTCTCCGGTGTTCCGCACAGCGGGCAGCATATCTCATATCCCTTTACGTATTTCAGCGTGATCTCTGCCATCGCTCCGTACCTCCTCAATAATCCGTGACCACGACCGGCAGCCGCCTGAATGGGTCAAACACCACCTTGTCAACCTCGAATGGCTTTACATCGTCATACAGCAGGCCGAACCTCTTAATAGCCTGTTTCTTTGTCCAGCAGAAGCAGTATGCTACATCGTCTGTAAATTCGTGGTCCTCCATTTGTGAAGCACGGGTGAATATCCAGCAGAACATTACTCCACACCCTCTTTTCTCTCGCCGTAGGAGCAGAAGTCGTCCGGCTCTACACACACCGCCTCGCCGGAATACCCGCGGGCATTTGACTTTGGCTCCGTATGTAGGTAACACAAACCGTTTGGGTAGTTGCGATAGTGCTTGCAGTCCTTGCAGCGCACCACACGGGTAGCATAGCTGGATAGTCGGCTCAATGCGCACTCACATTTGAAGCAAAGTTCTTCGTGTGGATTGGTTTTGGCAAACCACTCACCACAGACTTTACAAGCAGGCATCGTCTACACCTCCGTCCATCTTCGCGGAGTTCTCCACAAAGTTGCAAACTCTGGCCGCACAAGTGAGGCACAGTTGTTTCTCCGCAGAAAATGGTGTCTTAAAATTCACAACGCCATGGTGGTTGAAATCCAAATTTACGCCGTCAACCTCATAGTCAATCTCGCGCCCACACATATCACAGAACACTTTAACCATCAACTATTCCCTCCGTCCATCTTCGCGCCGCAGTTGGGGCAGTAGTTAGATTTTACGGCGGTTCCCCGTCCACAGAGACCGCATCTGTAAGTAGTACGCGTAACCGCTACCGCACCAGACGACGTCCACCTCCAATAAGATGATGGCTCTTTTTCCCACCGCCCACGCACCACCGGGGCAACATCAGCGGCAGGCTCCTCGTTTAGCATGGCCAGTGCCTGCTCAAGCCCCGGCTTTCTCAAGTCCTGACACCAGTCCACCAAATCATCCAGTCGTGCCTTAATTGCATCGCGTTTAATGTATTCAGCCATTGTAGTTCCTCCTTATCTCCCGTCCCATGATGGGCAGCAGCGTGTGCTCTCGTATCCATGCGTACACCCACTCCCGGCTCTCCGCCGTGCCCATCGGCTTCTTCTTAGGCGGCAGTTCGCCGTTCTTCGCGGCGGTGGCCGTGGGGTTGTGCTTGTGCTCTCCCATCACTCCGCCCCTCCGGCCATTCGTGCCCCACATCCGGGGCAATAATCCGACAAAACGTATTCATCGTTGCAGCTATACACCGCCTCATAACCGCACTTCGAGCAAGCGTAGCCGCCGATTGGATCGCGCCCTGCAAGCGCGGGGTCCCACCCGGTTATCTCGCTCTCGTATACCGGAAGCCACCCCGCCTGCGGCGTTTCCTCTCCATCCGACTTTCCGCGCACCGCGTCCAATACAGCCTTTTCGATGACCGCCTGTATGCTCACTTTGTTCTCGCACACCACAGGCATCTCATCCAAAGATTTGTTATAGTACGTTGCCTTGCGTACCTTCCATTTGCCGTCCCAGAAGTCAACGGAATAGCCAGTGCTTTTTGCCGCTTCCATTTTTGCCGATCTTGCCGCGCCGGTTTTTACGAAGTAGCTTTCCCGCGTCACCCACGGATTTTTGTATATCTTCATGCCGAACCATCCATCTTTGCGCCACAGTGTGGGCAGTAGTCCGTCTTGGCCGCGAACCCTATCTCACAGGCGGAGCAATACTGAATATCTCCCGCGACCTCACTATGGAACGGCACCCATCGTCCATGAACTCCTCCCGTTTCATGCTTCAGTTCGTCATACAGCTCACTGAACCGCTTGTTCCACTTCCTTAGCCCTAAGAAACAGTACACGCCCAGTGCGATCCACAACACGCTGGCGATGTCTTGCAACAGATTTTCCATCACTTCACCTCCTCATCCGCATATCTCTGATACCACAATGGCAATTATTGCCGCTACGTAAACCGCGGCAAAAACTGCAAAGACAGTGCAGCTCCGTTTCTTATACATCGTGTATATGGCGGTAATAAGCAGCGCAATACAGTACACGCCGAGCAAGGCATAGAACCAGCCCACTACTCTACCTCCTGCATCCAGAACTCGCGGCGGCAATCATAACAAGATAGGCTTTCACAGTAGTTAACGTCCTCCATACCCTGTTCTATATCGCACGGGTATACACAAGGTATGTCAGTGTCAGCGACAACTTTGGCATTAGGATACTGCTCCAGAAAAACGCTCTTTCACGTCTTGCGCGGATGTGCGGCAGACCATTTCTCGACCAGCGTGACCAGCTCTTCGGCATCGGTGCTCAAGCCGTCCAAATCACTACATTGAACGTCATGCGCGGGGCACCCATCCGAACAATATCCCTTTTCTGCGTCATAGTAAGACTTGCACATCCTATCGCGTTCTTTGATAAACTTCACAGCATCCATTTACTTCTCCCTCCACTTCGTTCCCCCAGCAGTCCCAGCCGTCCGCCTGTTGGCGGGCAAACAGTTCGATGCGGGGCAAATGCCCATACATGGTGTCGATTCTTTCTCTGATCTTTGCTGGTTTCTCTGAGTGTCTCCCCAATTTCTCGCTTAAAAACTGCCGCACATTTGTTACTGCCCGCTTTGGGATTCTGCCTTTTTTGAACGCCAAACATAATTCGCATTGGCTCAAGGTATAAAAGCCGTAGTTGGTTCTCTGCTTATCCCACACAAAAGCTACCGTTTTATACTCAAATCCCCATGATTTGCCCAAATCTATAGCAATATCCAAATTGGGGCTGGTCGCCCACATATACAGCAAGCAATCGTCTGCACCGATTTTGTTCACTGGCAACGCCTTCAGTTCATCCAACGTCATGGTGGGGTAATGGTCATTTACGCCGTTCTCATATTTTTTCGCTTCATCGTAATGTTGGAAATTCATTTGCTTTTGCCTATAAGCCCACGGTGGATCAGCGTAGATGACGTTGTACTTCTTGTCCGTGATAAAAATATCCACCACTGCCATCACATTTCCCTCCATTTGCACCCGTCACAGGCGCCCTCGTGTGCTTGTTTGTACTTCCCGCAGTATTGGCATAGCTCGTTCTTTATGGTGTGCAATTCTTCTTCAAGCCGCAAAACCTTGTTTGTTTTCGACACAGCCATCTTAATCAGTTCCTCGACATCACCCGGCATCAGTTCAGTGTCCTCGTAGGCGGCAAGGCGGTCTTGCAGTACACTGATCCACTCTTGTTCCGTGTATTTCTCCTCGTAATCTGATGCCATAAGAACCTCACCAGTCCTAAGTCGCTGTGTCAGTCGTTCCATTGTTCTCCTCCTTTTCCCACCGAATTTTCATCTGCGCTGGGTATAGGTCGACCTCCGGTCTGCGCTTTCCTGTCCACCGCAAGCCGCCAGCCTGCCCCACGCATTTCCACCCACTGGCTTTCAGACTTGTGCCACTTTCGCTGTCCAGTATGTAGGTCACAAGTCGTTTGTAGCCCATCGCC